AATATATACATTAAAGGCGTTAAAAATTTATAGTTGACAAAAGGAATAAAAAGTGATATAATTAAGAAAAAACTAAGAAACCATAGGAGGTGATGTGATGATATGGTTTGAAATGAGTTATAACAAATACAAGATTCCAATTTTAGAAAAGAAAGAAAAAATTCAAGAAACTGATAAGAAGGAGGAAGAAAATGAACGAAATAACCCTTATTTTTTCAACAAGTCAAAATATAAAGATGGTAATGATTGATGAAATTCCGTGGTTTTCTGGGAAAGATGTAGCAATTGCTCTTGGTTACAAAGATACAGTAAACGCCCTAAAAGCTCATGTAGATTCTGATGATAAAAGGGGGTGGCAAATCACCACCCCCTTTGGAGGAAAACAAAATGCAGTAGTGATAAATGAATCAGGAGTTTATTCTTTAATTTTCTCTTCTAAGCTTCCTCAAGCAAAAGAATTTAAACGCTGGGTCACCCATGAAGTTCTTCCTTCTATTAGAAAAAATGGAGGATATAAAGACAGCGAAAACAAGTATGACAAATTAAATCCAGTTTTTACTTCAAGAGATTTGTTTAATGCCATGGGGAGGCTTATTAAGGAAAATGGTGGAAGATATCAAGCCGCAAATATTTGGCGTCAAAAGTATATTGAATTTGAAAAAGTAATCAATATTAATTTTTATCAGCGGTCTAAGAAGGAAGGGTTTCGTCCTATTGAGTGGTTAAAGAAGAATAATTATTTTGATGATTTTTGTAGATTTGTTTGTTCTTAACTGAAAGGTTGATAAATGAGTTTAACAAAACAAGTGCATCTTTATAGTGTGGCAACAGATGCTTTTTACACTGATGAAGAGCAGTATTTACATGCTCAAATGCTTAAGTTATACAAACTTAGAAAAAAAGCAGATGAATGTAAATGGCGCAAAGCAATGATAAATCGAGTTATTGCTAAAAAGAAAGAAAAGATGATAGAATTATTAAATCTTCATCTTGAGAAAAAAGAAACCAGAAAAATTAATGACGATGCTTTAAAAGATAAAGCAATAGTTTCATTGTTTGAAAGCTCATTAACCAGAGCATTGAATTTAGAGACTAATAGTTTAACAGATAAAATTTTAATTGTCAATGTGTTTTTCTTTCAGGTGTTTGAAGATATAGTAAAATATGGTTTTGAACATCATGAGGATAAATATGTTTTTCTTACTGCTTCAGCGGGACAAATAAGAACAAAAAGAGCGGTATTTATTAGGGAAAAAGATTATGTTGCTATTCGTCCTAAGCTGATGTGCGGATTAAGTATTGAAGATATAAATAAACAGGGCGGGATAAATCCGAATCAATTTTGGTTCCTTTATGCAGTAATGTATATTGAAAAATGTGGTGAATACAGAGGAAAGCTAACCCAGAAAATGGTATGCTAATTCTGTTCCTGATAAAATAGTCAGGTGCAACGACTATCCCGGAAGGGAGTAGCTTTTAAGTGAAACTCTTAATTGCGAAGCACCACATATCCTGAAAACAGGATAATGATATAGTCTACTCCCGCTGTTAATTCAGCGTTAAAGTATCGAGAAATCGAGGGTATTAAGGAAGTTTCTAGCTTATCTCGCTTTAAATAATTCTGCTACAGATGTATGGGAAGATTTTGATATTGATAAAGCTATAGTAGTTGAAGATTTTGAGACTGAAGTAGAAGGAAAGAATGATCATATTGATGATGTAACTTATGAAATAAAACGAGAATGGAGTAAAACACTCATTCCTCATACAGATGGATGTGGAATGATGTTACATGGAAAAACTAGAATGTTACGCGCTCCATTCATTAAAGGTTTAATTGTTCAATTTCCTTTTGATAAGTTTATTAGGGAAAAATGCGTTAATGGAAAAGCAATAGTTAAAGATATCTATGGAACCAAACATGATATCCTTGAAGAGGGAATTGAGTATATTTTATTTAAAAGCCAATTCAAGCTTTGGAAATATTTTAAGAATTGGAACGAATATAAACAAAAATTTAAAGAAAATCATTGCGAAGTAAGTTATTGTAACATTGAAGAAGATTATATTCCTAAAGGCCGGATAAATTATCAAATGCTTCAAACGCTCAGTGATATGAGCAACGAAGAAATAAAAAGATTGACAAAAGCAACAGTTAAAGAGATTAATAATATTGGCAATGATTTTTCAACAACAATGAGATTATTAGGGGCTACGCCATATAATCAAAATCCAAGTTGGTTTCAACAAGCTTTAATGATTTATCCAGAGTTGTTTAGGGATAATTATTGCAGAGATATTTTAAGACAAACAAAAAAGAGTTTAGTAAAACAAGCTAAAGCTGGAAGATTAAGAATAAATGGATATTATACTTTTGTAGTTCCTGATTTTTATGCTGTTTGTGAGTATTTGTTTTTAGGGATTGATAATCCAAATGGTTTGCTTAAAGAAAAAGAAGTTTATACTACATTGTTTCGAGATGAAGATGAATTGGCTTGTTTAAGAAGTCCTCATTTATATCGAGAATGGCCTATAATGATTAATAAAAGAAATGAAGAATTAGATAAATGGTTTGGTGAAACTAAATGTATTTATACTAGTTGTAAGGCACTTATAAGTCGTATCTTACAGTTCGATTGATTAGTCGCAGTCGAACCTATAGAGAAATCATAGGATATAAAACAGTGTGAACTCGGGGAAAGTGAGAACAACCCCGATGATACTTTTTAAGTATCTGTATCGACCATCGAAAAGATAGAACAAGTCTTTCAGATTATTGTTTGAATAACTGAGTAGAGTAAAAACTATAATAGTTTTGAAGCGCACTGGACCTAAACGGGAAACCGCATGGTTATGATATGGTCAGGATCTACCATCTATGCGACGGGGATAAACTTTTAGTAGTTAGAGATAAACTTCTTACTAAAGTAGCTAAAAGAAATATGCAAGACATAGTTCCTTTGACTTATGAAATGAAAAAAGCAGAGGGACAAGAATTAAATAATGAAGCTATGTATAAGGGCATGGCTGCTGCTTATACAGGTGGAAATATAGGGATTTATTCAAATCAAATTAGTAAGATTTGGAATAGTGGAAAAGAAATAGATGAAGAACATTTAAAGGTTATAAAATGGCTTTGCATGGAGAATAATTTTGTGATTGAGAATCGGTCACCTTATACAGTGATGTGTATATCTAAGCTGGTTAATATGGGGAAAGCTAAGTTATAAAAATAATATGCTAATCCTATTCCAAGCCCTTTGAGGGAAGGTTAAACGACTATCCATTATGGAGTAGCCTTATAGGCGAAAAGCCAGCCACTTATAATTATAAGTTGAAGATATAGTCTAATCCCCTAAAAAATATCGGGAAACCGAGGGTATAAATGTGATTATGCAAAAACATTATATAAACCAGTTCGTCCTAAAGAAATAGATAAGCTTATAAAAAATTATACAAAAGGAAAATTACCTGCTTTCTTTAAGTATGCCAAAGATAAAACAGAAAAACAAATAGAGCCTGTTAACAATTCTGTTATGAATAGAATTATGAAAAACATACCTTCCTCTAGAATAAATTTTAATAAATCTATATCAAAGTTTGATTATAGAATGCTTATGAATTTTAACAGTGAATTCTCTTTGTCTGAAGAAAGTAAAGTAATTAAAAGCTATAATTTTTGGAACACACATCAATATTTATTTAACACTCTTGATGAAAAGCATGTTCGTCAAGAAGATATGTTTATGTATCAACAAATTAGAGAAAAAATTTTATCTGAATCTGGTCAAGATATAAATTATGTTGTTAACTCTTTAGTGTTTTATTTATATTCTATAAAACCTAATTCTATAAAGAAGATATTATGGTCTTGCTTTGGTGATGTCATGGTAGAAAATTTAAAACATAATTTAAATCCAGAGGATAAAATTTGCCCAATATGTGGGAAAAGATTTAAACCTGTGGTGGTAAATCAAATTTGTTGTAGTAAAGAATGCGGAACTATTGATCATAGGAATAAAATGAGAGAAAAGAAAGTTTCTCAGGGTGTTACAAATGTATCTGCCCCTATGATAGGAAGCATTCAAGATTTTATAGAAATTTATGGATAAAATTGTTAATTATATTAGGGGATTTCCCTATAGAAGGTGAATAATGCTACAAAGAGAAAAAGATGAAAATTTTCTTTCTTATGTAGAACGAGTTAATGAACAACTTGATTTACATAACATTAGTTTACAAGATTGGGAAAAAGAAATAATTGGTGAACATATTTATGGAGAAGAAAGTTTAAGGCGTTGTTCTTTATTTTTTCGTAAGTTTATGAATAAATTAGACTTAGAAGAAAGAAAGATGTTAAATGATGATAACAGACTTCAATCTATAAATAGAGCAAAAGATGAACTTATTAAAGAGAGAAAAAAGTTACAAACTATAAATGCTGAAGCTCAGGAATATTATAGATTTGTAGCTAGAAATGAACTGTTTAATGAGAAAATCAGAGAAGCTATTCTTTCTTTAGAACCAATAGAAATCAAGTATATAAAATTTAATCCTGATAAAACAAATAAAACAGGGCTTTTATGTATTTCAGATTTACATGCTGGTTCAGTTTATGAAATAAAAGGTTTGTATGGAGAAGTTGTTAACAAATATAATTTTTCTATAATGCAAGACAGATTGTGGAGATTAATTGGACAAATAGAAGCAGATATTGATTTTATAGATTGTGATGATTTAAGAGTTGTTATTTGCGGAGACATTTTTGAAAATGTTTTGAGAATGTCTAGTTTAACTAAATTAAAAGAACCTGTTATTGATACGGTAATAAAAACAAGTGAGTTTTTGTGCCAATGGATATCTGAATTATACAAAAGATTATATTTACCAATTCATGTTAGTGTAATTGGTGGTAACCATGATACGTTGGCATTGTTGGGAAGTAAACCTAGATTTGAAGAAGAGAATTTAGCAAAACTGGTTGTTAAATTTATGGAACTTCGTTTTAGTAACACTTCTGGTTTCATTACAATAGATCCTTATACTGATGTTTCTGTTGTAAATATTCAGGGTACAAATGTTATGTTTGAGCATGGAGAAGATTCAAATTTAGAAACTACAATAGAATATTTTTCTAATTTGTATAATCTTGACATTGATGAAATCTATGCTGGACATTATCATAGACCTGAAAGTAAAGCAATAGGAATAGCAGATGTTGGAGATAGAATGATTTATAGAATAGGAAGCATTTGTGGTGTTGATACATATGCTAAGAAACTAAGAAGATCAGCAAGACCAAGTGCTTATTTTGCCATGTATGATTCTAAAGAAGGTCACACATGGGATAGAAATTATTATCTGGGTTAAGTCACAGATATCACGAAAGGAGGATCATTTCTTATTTTGAGTTTCGGAAAATATTCGAGAAAACAATAAGAAGAGGTGATCCAGGGCATTGCCCATATCTCAAGACAAGTCTGAAAAGATACTATCTTGCATATAGAGAGGTTGCGCTTAGTGCGTGGCCTCTCTATATTTTTATCCAATGTGTCGTAAAACCCCTTGCTTTATCTATGGGGAGTGTCAAGGGCAACAAAGGAGTATTATGAGAAAATCTAAAGACATATTTGAAGTATATAATCACAAAGAAGAGTTAGCTGATAAAATATTACATATGACAAAAGATCATAGAATGTGTAATATGTGCCATAGACCCAAAGGTAGAATCAACTATTTTTATCTTGGGGAACTTGGAACAAATTTAAATGCTAATTATTCTTCTCTTTGTAGAGCTTGTTGTATGAAGCTTTATAATTTATATTATGAACGAACTAAATCTAAAGCTGCTTCTGTTTGGTTGTTGTTGGCAAAAATGGATATTCCTTTTTATTATGATCTGTGGCAACTAACAGAAGTGAAAATTGACGAACATATAGCCAATAAGAAAGGTCCTGCTCCAAGTCCTTTTAGTGTTTATTTAGAATTGTTTGCTAAGGATGAAACCCATTCAAGAGAAGGGTTCTATGATTCTGATACTATGATTGATGTTCTTTATGATGAACGATATAAAGATTTTAGTGAAGTAGAAAGAAGTAGAGATTTTAATTTAATTAGTCAACAAGGGATTTGGGGAAAGTATTATGATGAAAATGGTAGAGCGGATATTGAGGCTTATGATTTTCTTAATAAAGAATACCGTCAATATACAAAAGATTTAGGTGAAATAAACGCAAATCTGGAAAATAGGTATAGGGATTTATGTCGATGTGAGTTAAGATTAAGAAGAGCAAATGAAAACGGTGATGGACAGGAAATTAGTCGTGCTCAAGAAAGTTTAAGTAAACAATTAAATTTATTAAAACTTAATGATTTTCAAAGCAATAATATTTCTGAAGAAGAAAAATATGTAGAGCGCATGGCCTGGATGATAGAAAATGTAAAACCTGCTGAATGTGAAGATTTAAACAAATATAAAGATTTTAGTAAAATTACAGGAGTTTGGGAGGATCTTATGAGAACAGTTAAGAATCTTGTAGCTGGTACTCGTGAGTATCCTGATATACCTAAAGATGCCCGTTAAATTAAATAAAGCAAATGCAATTAGAAGAGCAAAAGTAAATGCTGATGTAATGACCAGTGAATTAAAATCTTCTGCAATGAAATCACCTATTGCGGAAAGAAATGCAATTGAGTGGATTACTTTGTTTAGAAGAAATTGGCATATATATACTGATATGGTGTTACGTATAAAGTTGAGACCAATTCAGCAAATTATGATTTATTTAATGGGAATTTCAGATGTATTTTTTGCTATTTGTTCAAGAGGTACTTCTAAAAGTTTCTTAGTTGCATTGGGCGCTGTAATAAAATTTATGTTGTATCCATATTCAGAAGTAGTTATTACAGCCTCTACTATTCCACAGGCTAATAGAATGGCTGAAAATAAAATTAAAGATGAGTTAATTAAAAAGTTATCGCCGTATTTATTAGATCTTTTTAATAAAGAATATATAGTTATTCGAAGGCCAGATGATGGCTTTGTTATTGATAATAAATTAAATGGTTCTTCAATTAGAATTTTACCTTGTCAGGAATCTAGCCGTGGCGCTAGAGCCACTTTATTAGTTTATGAAGAATGTCGTTTATTAAAGAAATCATTAATTGATGCTGTTTTTGAAAAGATGGCACATCCTAGACAGGCAAAATATTTAAATTATACTACTTATGGAGACAATCCTAGGTGGCAAGAAGAATGTCAACATATTTATATTACTTCTGCTCGTTTTCGTTACGAATGGTTTTATAGAACATTTAAGACAGTATTTAAAAGACATTTTACTGATCATCATGCTTCATGTAATGTTTTTGCAATGGATATATTTACTGCTATAAAGAATGGTTTTAAAACTTGGGGTGACTATAGAAATGGTCAGTCTGGTAATGAATTAGATAAAATGAAGTCTGGTTATATAGTGATATATAATCTCTACGCATTGAATTGCTGGAAAGTCTTTATAATATTTTACACTTAATAGTAATAGCTAAAATATTTTAGAAAATCAGCAGCCAAGTCTATTTTATGGAAAGGTTCAACGACTATTAGTACACTAAAAAGTGGAAGTGGTGCGGATCTTGTATAAGATTAAGATATAGTCTAAACTATATAGTGATATATAGATAACAAAATTATTTGTTAATTGTTCAGAATGGAGGATTTAAATGAAATGGTGGGGGAGGCAGAAGACGCTTTCTTTACCATAAAATCTTTTAAGCAAAATCAGGTTATAGAAAGAGTATTTAAACCTCCTACAGCAGTAGAAGCATATATAAATTTAGACATAGGAAATAGAGATAAGGAATTAGATGAAATTCGATTAGTAATAGCAGACTATGCTTTTGCTAATACTACCGGTGCGGAACGAAACGACAACACTATTATAATGTGTATGAGTTTACGTTGGGTAAAAAACAAGTTTGTAAGATATGTTGATTATATTGAAAGTTGGCCTGGTAGTGATAGTATAGGTGCTAATGACAGAGTTAGAGAACTTAGATATGACTATAAAGCAGATTATGTTATTCAAGACCAAAGATCTGGTGGCGAAGTTTTGTTTAACCATATGACAGAATTATTACCAAAACCAGAAAGAGGTGATAATTGGAATCCTCATGGTTTAACAATAACTGATCATTTAGAATATCAAGTTGTTTCTGAATCTAAATTGGGTGATTTGAGAATGAGAACTGTTGATCCAGATGCTATTCCTTGTGTTATTCCTGTTATTGGCACTTCAGAATTAAATCATCTATGTTGGGTAGAATTGAAGAAGCAATTAGAAACAGACAACATAAAATTTCCTATCTCTATGGGAGAAAGACAAGATCAGTTAGAAGATTCTGGTGAATATTTTACTATGTCAGTAGAAGAAATAGGTGATGAATTGGCTCCTTATGGTGAAGTTGATTTATTAATTCAAGAAGCGGTTAATTTAAGAGCAGAATTAAAAATGGATAAGGTTTATTTAAGAGAGCCACGTTCTGGCACGAAAGACCGTGTTATTGTTTTGGCCTATGGTAATTATATTGCTAGTTTAATAGAAAATGTTTGGAAAAAACAAATGCAGAAATCTTCTTATGATTTGAATAAAATTCAGTTGGTATGGTAAGGAAAGGAGGGTGAAATTTGCCGAACCATCTAACAAGAGAACAATTAAAAGATGTTATTGATTTTTCCGAGGCAATTTATGTAGCTGATAATATTGGTTTATATACTCCTTGGATGAGCAATGAACTGTTACAGAGATTAAATAATAACCCTCGTATTCCTTCTATAGATAGTATTAAGGAAGCATTAGCAGATTATAGGTCTAATGAAAAGAATTTACAGGCATATACTGAGTTTATGACCCATTTTGATATGATATTTGAAAGAACTCTTTATAGCTATGTAAACACTCTTGCGTTTGATTTATGTATTACTTGTACTAATGCTTTTACTCAGTCTGATTACGAATCTGAATTATATCAAAAAGATAAAGCTATAGTTTATCGTTTTTTAGATCAGTTTGATTACAAATCAGAATTTAGAAAAGTTGTAATTCAGTTAATGAAACGAGAAACATACTTCACTTGGTTTAGAAAAACTAAGTGGGGTAATAAAGGCATGAAGTTTGCTTTACAGATAATGCCGCAAGATTATTGTTTGCTAACTGGATATTGGGAAAAAGGAATGCTTTATGATTTGGATTATAACTATTTCTTACAACCGGGAGTTGATATAAATGGTTTTGATCCTAGCATAAAGAAAATGTATTCAATGATATTTAGTGGTGATAATCAAAATTGGTATAATTATCGTCCTACTAATCCGTTGAATAAAAGAACTGGGCAGTTCGCTTATTGGGCACAAACATCACCTGAAGACGGTGCGTGGGTTTTCAAATTCGATTCTAGTAATTTTAATGGAACACCATTTTTAGCGCCGTTCTTAAAAGATACTATTAAGAATGATGAAATAGCTTCACTTCAATATGATAAAGATATTATTGGAGCTTATGGTATTTTAGCTGGTGAAATTAGATTGTTTGATAATGCTAAGAGTGGTACAGTAGCCAACCAATTTGCTATTGACCCTCCTACTTTGGGCGGATTTATGGCTAAAGCTAAAGCTGGTTTGGGTAAAGTAAAATTAGCTGCTCTTCCTACAGAGAACAATAAATTTTATCAGTTTAGTGATAGTAATACATCTATGTATACAGATCAATTAAGTACATCTGCTGGTGTAGGGTCTGGTGTTAGTAGAATTATTTATTCTAGTGATAGAATGGGCAATGCTGAAATAGAAGCTGGTATTACTGATCAATTTAATACAATGAAAGCAGTTTATCCTCAATTCCAAAACTTCTTAGAGTTTTATGTGAATAAATTAACCAAGCGTTATAAATTCAAGTTCAATTTTGAGGGTTGTGGATATGCTTTTGAAAGAGAAAAGAGATTTGATAGACTAGTCAAAATGGCTGATCATGGTGTTGTATTAGGTCCTTCTGCTTGGGCTGCTGCTATGGGATATACACCAATGGAGTTTGAGCGTTTACTAAATGAAGGCATGTGGTCTGACTTTAGCTCTAAGTGGCAACCAATGATTAATACTTATACTAGAACTGGTTCTGATACCACAGATGAAGGTGGACGTCCTAGAGAGGATTCTGAGGATTTAACTGATTCTGGGGTCAGAAGCAGAGATAATGATATGGGATTAGGATAAGGAGAAGTTATGGTGTTAAATGTAACCCAACCTACTATTGATGCTCTACAGGAAATGGTGGATGAAAGTTTCATTATGACTGCCCGTATTGATAGAATGCAATCTGTGTTAGATGCAGACTTTGCATATAATAATACTGGGTTATTAATTCATCATGGTATGGCTCATCAATATAGTGGTTATTTTGGGGATGCTGTTGCTGATTTAGGTTTGCAGGGATATGATATTTCTGTTAATTATGGCAATGTACCTCCTATGAATAAAAAGTATAGTAGTGTTAAAGAACTACTATATGAACTTAAAGATTATGTTTTTGATTATCAAAATAGATTAAATGCTTGTTATAAAGTAGCTATAGATAATATGGACATACATATTGCTGCTGATATTCTTGAGATAATTAGAAATCATAATGTAATAGTAAGACAATGTATTTTACTTTGTAATAAAATTGAAATTTATAATGGAAGTGCCAGCTACGACAGTCATGTGCTTCAGCACTTCAATTTATTGGGAGTAACAGTTTAAGGAGAAATATAAATGGTAGTATTAGGGATTCCTTCTAATCTTGATGATTATTTTGTTGCTGGTGGTGACTTGGCTTTTAGATTACAACAAGCAGGAGCTATACCATTATATAGAGATGGAGACTGTTTATATTTCAAGAAATCTAGGAAACTCCGTAAAATTCTTAAAAGGTTTGAGTTAGAAATAGAAGAATAAAATAATGAAAGGGGTGAGTTTATTTGCAGAGAAAAAACGTAGCTGTAAAAATGGAAGAAATGATTCCAGGGTGGTTAGAAGGATATCCTGAGAGTAAGTTTTCTGTTTATAAAACAAGTTTTTTAAGCACTAAACCAAATTCTCATGGTTTTGATATATCTGAAGAAGTTCTTCGTAATTGCGCCAGTAGTATTTTAGGTAATTTTTTAGTTGCTAAAATAGAACAAGGGGATGCAACTACTCATACAGATGATGAAAAAATTTATGGATATTTTCCTAAAGAACAATCTATAATTTTTGAAGAAACAGATAAAGGTTATCTCAAAGCATCAGCATATATGGTAATTAGTAAAATGTATGGCGGAGAGATAAATGAATTGTTTTTAGGTGAAAATTTTAGAAATGCTTCTGTAGAAATGACTGTGGAGGTAGAAGATGATGATCATACTTTACACAGTTTTGATATTTATGGTTTAACTTGTTTAGGGCGATATGTTAATGGCTCTTGTTCTGATGCTAATATGATGGCAGTAAGATTTTCTGAAGAGGAAGCTAAAGAATATTATAGAGCTACAGAACGAAGCAAATCTACTCTCCAAAAATTTGTAGAAGATAGGAAAAAGAATGTAACTTATAAAGTAAATAAGAGTAAAGAGGCTATGTCCAATAAAGCGTGGGGAACTGTAGATAAAACTGCGCTTAGAAATAAAATTATGGATGCTTCAAATAAAGCTTCTTTAGTTAAATCTGTTTATATGAAAGTGGAAGCTGGATGGGAAGATGCACCATCAGAGAAATTAAAATATCCGGTAATGTGTTTTGATGGTGATACTCTTGTTTATAATAGAGGTGGTTTATCTTCTGCTTTAGGCTATGCTAAAAAAGAAAATGAGACTGCTGTTGTTTCTAAAGTAAATAAAATAATGGATAGTCTTGGCCTCAATGATAAAGAGAAGATGGCAGAAATTGAGTTTTCTGCTGTTAAAATGGATTCTTTAAAAGAGGCTGTTAATTGTGCTATAGCTAATAAACCTTTTAAACTATTACAAATTTTTGAAGATAAAGACAAACAAAAATTTGTTGTATTAAAGCATACAGATGGTATGTTATATAGAAATAATTTTTCATTAACAAAGGAGGGAATTACATTGGCAGATTCTATGAATTCTATTTCTGTAGAGCTTTTTGAAGAAGAAGTTAAGAAAGCAGAATGTGAAGATAAAGAAGTAAAAGAAGAGAAATCTGAAAAAGCTCAATGTGAAGATACCAAAGAAATGAAAGAGAAAGAGGACGCTAAGTGCGCTGATCACGATTGTGATGATGATTGTGATGATGATAAGCACGAAGAAGATAAAAAAGCCGATATGGCAGACGAAAAGAAAGAAGAAATGTCTGTTGAAGAAATGGCTGCTGAAATTAAGCGTCTAACTGAAGATGTGGCAGATCGTGATAATATTATTATGACTAAAGATGCTGAACTTGAAGAACTTCGTAAATTCAAGGAAGGCATTGAAAAAGAGAAGATGGTCGCAAAAGTCGAGTCTGTTCTTTCTGAGGTTAAAGGCTATATGACTAATGAGCAGATTTCTTCTTTCAAAGATGAAGGTCTAAAATGTGGTTTAGAAGATATTGATGCTTGGGCTAATAAAGTTAAGGCATTTTGCTTTGAAGCTGGTAAGCAGCCTGTAAGGATGGCTTCTAAAAACATTTGGAGTTTTTCTGCTCCTGTAGACAATATTGATACCGAAAAGAAATCCTTATGGGACTAATTATAAAAAAGTAAAGGAGATTATGTATTATGGCTATGAATCTAAATAACCCCATTGCATATGGGAAATATATTGCCTCTGAAAACATTGATTCTCTAAATCGTGCTGCTATTGCTGATGTAGAAGTTTTCAATGGTACCCTAGTTACCCTAGGTGAGATGAATACTGGTGTAACCGCTGATGCTGGTTACTGTTTTAATGCTGTTCCTACTACTGCTAACACCGCTGTAAATGTTTGGATGGTGCGTGAGCCTGAAGTTCCTCATACTCCCTGTGCTAACATTTATATTGATCCTCGTGCTTATTCTGCTAAGGCTGGCGAAACCTTTAATGTGTTCCGTCCTATGCCAACTGATGTGATCCATGTTTCCAATACTGCCTTTGCTGAGGGTTCTGATCCCGCTACTGTTTCTGGCAAATATGTTACTGCTGGTGCCAATGGTCAGCTTATTGCTGTTACTTCCGCTACTGGTGTTGCAGGTGTGGTGTTTAAAGTAATTGGGGAGGAAGCTATTCCTGTTGGTCAGGAATTTGTTCCCGGCTATCTACTTGAGTGTATTCAGAATCCTCAAGAAGCTCTAGCTTAATTAAAATAAATATAAATGGAGGGATAAAGCAATGAATAAGCTTTCTAACGATATTGTAAAATTCGCTGCTGGTAATACTACTCCTTACGAGCAGTTTGCAGACTATATGCGTCATTATTATGCTGAAGTTCAGAAAAAGAATATTGGTGCTTATGACACTTCTGTATCTTTTGCTGAAAAAGATGCTAAAATGCACAAGGTTCTTATGCAGGAAATTTCTCGTGTTGCAGGTCAGCGTTTTCCCGAGGATATGTCTTATGAGCTAATGAGCACTAATCCCACTCTACGTTGGGCTGCTTTTGCTGTAGTAGATATGATGATTGAGACTATTCTTCCTGCTGTTATTATTGATAGTATTGGTCTATATACCGATATTCGCTTCATTAACTGGGGCGACGTTCCCATGTTTGAGGTTCCTTCTCGTGCTCTATTCACTGTTTCTAATGGTGGTAATGCACAGCGTACTACTATGCGTCAGAAGCAGTACAAGGGTAACCAGACTGTTGCTATTACCAATCATATGATTACTGCTCAGGTAGATATGTATCGTGTTCTATCTGGCCGTGATAGCCTAGCTGAATTTGCTCGTCGTGCTGTTCTGGCTATTGAACAGAATATGAGTGTTGAGGCTTATAATTCTGTTCTAGCCGGTTTAACTGGTGTTAATGTTCCTGCCGCTCTAAAATATGAGGGTGTGTTTGATATGGAACGTCTAATTCAGATGTGTCAGGTTGTTGGTGCTTATAACTATAATATGAAGCCCATTATTGCTGGTACCACCGTTGGTCTAATGAAAGTTCTACCTGATTCTGCTGCTGGGTATCGTATTAATACCAATGCAGATGATATTCGTCTAGATCTAATTCGCACTGCTTATACTTATGACTTTATGGTACTACCTCAGGTTGCTACTGGTGACTTCCAGAATTATGGTCTAGCTCTAAATGATAACACTCTGTTTGTGCTATCTCCTGCTGCTGATAAGCTGGTTCGGGGTAACTTACGCCCTGCTTGTTAAGTAATTAGCAAGTATTTCATACTAATTGCTTTGAATCCCTAAAGCCTTTACAACTACAATATAACATATATGAATGTTGCGAAAGCAGAAATAATGTAAAGGATGGTTATATGGTTAAATCCTAAGTAACTGTTACAATGGGTATTTAGCATCCAATCTCTTTAAGAGAAGGTTCAACGATTATTCCCTTACCGGGAAGTAGATTACAAGCTAATGGTAATCGAAAAATATGACTCTTATATATTCAAAACAAACACAGAAAGAGAAAATATGTTAATTTCTGAATTGGATATATAAGATGAAGATATAATCTCGACTTATACGAAAGTATAAGATAATAAGTGTTGCGACTTATTTAAGATTTCGTGTTGTAGAGGGTAGCACTATCACAAATTCTAACGATTATTTCGATAATGCTAACCTAACTTCTAACTTTACTATCAGCAAGCGTTATGGTTTTGATTACATTTCTGGTGCTACTGCTGGTAGCTACACCATTACTGCTTAATTTAAAATTAAATATGAGGAAAATGATTGAGGGGAGGTTACTCCCCTCTGTCTAACAAAGGGATAGAAAGGAAATAAAAATGGCAACTTCCATGAACAATAAAACTCAAGACAGTTCTGCTAATACTATTAAGAAAGTAAGCAACCGAAATAGAAATGCTAATAATTTAGCTGCTGAAAATGAAGCTCTCAAGCAACAGATGAAGGATATGCAGGAGCAAATGCAAGAAATGATGAGCCGTTTAGAGGCTATTGCTGTTAGTGCTCCTGTTCCTACATATGAAGTTGCTCAACCTATACATACATATATTCCACCTCGTAATAAAGATATTGAGGTGGTTAGTTTAAGTACAGGTCATTTATTATTATCTACAAATGGACGTTCTGATGGTAGAGTTTATGAGTTTACACGTCAATTTGAAAAGAAATTTATTCCTGAAGAAGATTTACGACTAATAGTTCATGCTATGCCTAATACTTCTTCTGATGGTCATTTCTATATAAAAGATAGAGAATTTGTAGAAGAAAATGGGCTTAGAGTTCCTTATAATAATATGCTTGATATGGATAAACTAAAGCATATTCTTAATAAGAATATTAGAGAATTTGAAACAACATATAAGCTAGCTTCTAAAACACAGCAAGAGACTATTCTTGAAATGGTTATAGACAGACTTCTTTATGGCAGGAAGGTAGATGCTAATATTGTTGTTAGTCTTGAAAAGCTAACCGGAAAGCGGTTAATGGATATAGAGCCTATTGAACCTGAGAAGGAGGGATAAAATGGCTACCCCCTTCGATGCTGTAATTGATATAGCATTAGTTACAGTAGATGATTATAAGTTAGGTAAATTGATGAATCAATCTCAAGAAGGTTTTAAAACTTATGTAGATGGTTTTCTTTTATCTGCAATACCTAACTTTACAAGAACGGTTAGGCCAATCACTTATAATGAAACAGCTAGAGAATTTACTATAGATTTAAATAATCTAGAAATTAGTATTTTGGCTGATTTGTGGGTCATTGAGTGGTTTGATAGGGAAATAAACAATTCTGCTTATTTACAGAACAAGTTACAAATTTCTTCAGCTTTCACTACTCATTCTCCCGCCCAGAACTTAAAAGAAAAAGTTGTTTATGTTGATGGGCTTAGAGAAAAAGTTCAGCAGAAAATGACTGATAATCAGTTATTATATGGTAATTTTACCTCTTCTTTAAATAAATATGGGGAGTGGTGAGATTGCTATTAAAACAACATAGAATAGATGAAATATATAAAATTCTAGTTTTTTTTGAAAAGATAGGTGATGATAAGTCTAAAATAACAGAGGAATCTTATATAAGATATCTTGATAGATTATATGTAATTTATCGAGGATATGGAGACCCAAGGTTTTATGAACCTATAAAAGGTCTTAGAGATATAGGAATAAATATAACCCATGAAGTTGTTAAGAGTGTTGTATTTGATATGATTCATATTTTGAATAAGGAGTATTAATATGGCATTACGTTTTTATCAAAACAGTCTTGATAATGGCATGTCACTTCAACCAAATGATGATTATAGACAATTACAACAAGCTTTTATGGATCAAGCCTGGGATAACACTTCTGCAAGAAGGGTCATAGAAGAACAGGATGATTTTGGTCCTCTAACTTTTCACGATATAGATGTTTGGCTTAATTTCGTGGTTGGTACAACTACAACCTTTATGAAAAATGGTGCAGATTATTGTCAAATATTATTTCAAGATATTGAAAGACAGGTTATAAGAGGACTATATTATAAATTTGATGATAATTATTGGATTAGTGATTTCACAAATCCTTATCAGGGATTGGTTAGTGATGTTACATTAAGAAGATGCAATAATTATTTAAGAATTATTGATCCTGAAAATGGTAATTTATTCCAAATTCCTTGTGTTGTTGATTATGACATGTCCTCACCTCAAGTTCAAATTAGTTCATATATTATAACACCAAACAATCATGCTACAGTTTATGTTCAAGCTAATAGCGACACAATACGTTTATTTAAATTAAATACTCGTTATATATTAAATGGTAGACCTTTTAAATTAAATGCGTTTCAAAATGCTTTGAATACAGGGATAGATGAACCAGTTCCAACGGTTTTATATTTAGACTTGTATTTAGATGAGATACATGTTTATGATGATTTGGTAAATCAGGTAGCATATAATGGTGATTTTGATTATAAAATAAATATTTTGTCAGATAAGATTGAACTACCTAGAGAGAGTACAGGTAGAATTGAGTATAAGGTTTCTTTAAACGGCGAAGAGATCAATAAACCAGTTGTCTTTACTTCTTCTGATACTGATGTTATAATAGTTGATGTTTTAGGAAAATTTAAAATATTTGGACAGGAAGGGACAACAGCAACAGTTACAGTTGCTTTAGCAGACAATCCAGAAATAAAGGATGAAATTTCAGTAATTGTAACTGAAACTGCAACTGGTGTTCCAAATGTTGTGTTAACTCCAGATATAAATAAAATTAGACAATATGAAACAATTTCTGTGAAGTTGGGAATAGAGTTTAATGGAACGATTTATAAAGCAGACAATGTTATTATTACTTCAATAACAGGTGATAATATTTCTGTTTCGTTGACTGGTGATATATTAGAGTTAACAGGCATTAGTGTTTCAAAAATTCCTGTTAGAATTTCGTTGAATTTAGTCAATGAAGAACAAGGAATAAATTTTGTTCATACAATTTATTTAACTTGTGTTAGTATGTTAGGGTAAGGAGGTGTTTGTGTGTATAATTCTTTAAGCACAATGCCTTTTGTGCCTTATAATGTATTAACTTATTTGGCTACACAAGATGAAATTATATGGAAACTATTGAAGTATCCTGAATATGAAGCTTTAGATAAACCAGATTTAACATTTGATGAAAAAATGAGTATGATTTGGAAGAAAGGTCCTCAAGAGGATTATAATGTATTTTTCACTAATTTAGTGGAAGATGCCATTCCTGAATCTAAATGTATTCTTAAATGTTATCAATATTATATACAACCATCTGAATTATATGTTTCTACATGTATTTATGCTTTTGATATTTTATTTGGTGGTCAAATGGCTTTAGTAGAATATCAAGGGTTGCCTGTATCTAGAGGCGACTTAATGGTGCAAAGAATTGTAGAGTGTTTGAATGGAGTAAATGTAAATGGTGTTGGCCGATTTGTGTTCTCTCTAGATCAATCTAGATATGATTTGGGCAGGTCTGTAATTGGTAATTCTAAAACTTATACTGGATTTCAATTGTTTATGAGTGTTCTTATAGGCGATTCTGGAAAAAGTGAGGGGTGCTATGCTTGATATTGAAGTATTAGAAAAAACTTACTTTTACTTTGATGAGCCTGTAGAATATGAAGTAGAAAAAGATAAAAAAATATTGATCAAACCTGTAACTGTAAGATCAAGTGAGATATTTTTGAGTAGTGTAGGAATTTTAACAATTGATAAAAATTCTATGCCTTCAGTGGAAATAATTCAAATGAGTTATTTACAGTTTATGCTAGAAGTTCTTTGTCAAGATAAAGCCAATTTTCAAAGAATGATCAATTTGTTTGTTTTATGTTTAGATATAAAGCATCCTTATATAAAAAAGGATGAATTAGGAAGATTACAACTTTATGATAAAGATAGAGATTTGACTATTTCTGGTAAAAAGTTTGATGAAATAAAGAAGATTATTCTTTATCAGAATCTTCCTCATTATGATGATGATTATATCAACCCTGAGTTAAAGAAAGCTATCAATGAAGTTGATGAGCTTAAAAACAGGGATATAGTTCCTCCTTCTATAGAAAGAAGAATGGCAATTATTACGGCTCATTGTGGTATGTCTAAAAAAGAACAAATGGATATGACATTAAGAGCGCACACATTATTATTTGAAGAAGTCGTTGGAGAAGTGGAATTTACTACTGTTCGTCCTATAGCTCTTTATGCTGGTGTGGCTGCTCAAATGGAACACTGGATTTATAAAAAGAAGAAAGATAAACTTGATGATTACATTACAGATGTTGATACATATACAAGTAAAATGGGCGGAGACTATAATGCCGTCCATTCTACTACAAATACTGCTGTTGGAGATAAATTAACAGAACAGTTTAATAACTTTAAAAAATAAGGAGGAAATATTATGGCACAGCAACATTTCCTAGCTGGCGTAGGTAGAGCGCTCCTATTTAATGGTAATAACCTAATTGGTGTTGCACTTACTTTAACTGACTCTACCTTCGACTTTACTATTACTGGTGAAGAAATTCGTGGTGGCGCTGCTAACGCCCTCTGGGGTTAAGTATTAGCCCCCTAATTTGGGAAACCTATTAGGAAAAATTTCTTAAAATGCGGGAAAGTCTTTATAGCTTTAATTACTAAATAATTATAGAAATATAATTATGGCAAGGTTAGTGACCAAGGTATAGTAAAAACATTAAAGATTAGACAACCAGACGCAGCCAAGTTCCAAATAGGAAAAGGTTCATCGACTATCCTTTTAAGGAGTACATTGTTTACAATGGAAAAAAGAAATACCTTTAATGGTAATGATATAGTCAGTGCTTATAAGAGATTATAAGTAAACAAAACAGAAATACTTCCACGATTCTAACCTAGCCGTAACTTTAACTGACAGTATGTTCTCCCTGGATTACATCGCTGCCTCTCTTGGCGTTGATGTACAACAGGGGGGTCTTTCTGTTGCAGAAGAGGAAACTACAGTTGGTGAGGGTGGCGGTAGTGTAACCGTTACTAATGATCCCGTAGCTTTTGATGGTACTATGATTGGTTGGTATAAAAAGCCCACTGATGCTGAGTGGAGTATTGGCACTCTAAGTGGTAAGAGCATGTCTATTCCTGGTGCTCAAGCCAATGAGACTTATTGTGTAAAATATTTCTATCAGAACGCTAATGCTCGTTCTATTACTATTAAATCTCAGTATGTACCTTCTACTCTACACGTTGTTATTATGAACGACCTATATGCTGGTGACGTAGGTTCTCAATCTTCCGCCACTCGTTATGGTCGTTTAATTACTGATATTCCCAGACTACAAATGGATGGTAACCAAAATCTAGCACTAACCGCTACTTCTGCTGCTACCGTGTCTCTAACTGGTTCTGCTCTAGCTATTTCCTCTGGTAATACCTGTGAGGAAGATCCTTACTATGGTACTATGACCGAGGAAATTTATGGCGAGTCTTGGCAGGACAATGTTATTGCTCTAGCTGTGGAAAATTCCGATGTTGAAGTTGCAAATTCCGGTACTGAAACTCTAATTGTTCGTGCCGTGTTTAGTGGCAATACTGCTTCTCAGCGTTATGATAACTCTTATTTCACTTTCGCTGTAGAGGAAAATCCTGCTAATACTGCTACTGGTACTACTGTGGGTGCTAATGACGGTATTATTACTGCTGGTTCTACTCCTGGTACTTGTGTAATTTCTGTTACACTAACTGATCGTCCTGAAGTTGAGCCTGCATATGTGCGTGTAACTGTCGCTGGTTAATTTTATAGGGAGAGGCCCAAAATGTCTCTCCCTATTTTTTAAAATTAAGGAGAAGTTATGTGTGAATACTGTGATGTTGCAAAAGGTAAGTGTAGAGCAAATGGAGAGGTTTGCCCCTATGTTTATTTTTGCACAAAAGCTCGTGCAAATCGAGTATCAAAACATATGCCTTCTAACTGTAAAGTGAAACTTAATGCGGAAGTTCCTAAAGGAAGTTATAGAGTTGCTTATGAAAGAAAAGGCAAGCTTTATGTGGATGTTAAAAATCAAATAGTTATTGTTGATAATATTTATGATTTTACTCCGCTTTATGTGAAACTATATAAATCAGGTGGTAAATGGCGTATTAGAAAGTGAGGTTGAGCTTATGGCTACTGTTGAGAAAGATATCGAAAATATTTATTCTCGAATTAATCATATTGATTCTAGAGTAAATAAATTAGAAGCCTCTCAACCGTTTCTAACTAATATGATAGAGAAAAATACGTTTTCCAATGAGAAAATGACTGAAGCAATGGAAGCTGTTACTAAAGCCATGGTTCATATGGAAGATCGTATAACTGAACAAGGGAACAAAATAGATTCTCAAGGTGTGGCAATAGATTCTATTAAAAAAGATTTTGAAAGAGCTAATGAGAGAATAGAATTTATTCAAGATGAAGGCAAGTTTAATGTAATAGATTGGCTAAAAAGGAATTTTCCTTGGTTAATTATAATAGTGGGACTTTGTGGGTTCTATGCTCTTGAGCATGTTCCTGTATAAAAAAGGAGAAAATATGGAAAATAAAGTTTTTCAAATAGATAAAGATACTAAGGCTCAATATGTACATTCTGATATTTGGGATGTGGATATTTTACGTTTTTTAACTCCTAAGCAAATTCAATTTATTTGCGATAATGCAGTAAAAAAGACAAGATGGGGTGAACGACAAGAAATTATTGATGTGCTTCTTTGTCAGTTTTTAATTACTGATGAAGAGAAATTAAAGTCAATTTTAAGTCAAAATTATGAAGTGCTAGTAAAAGCGGGTCTATTTCAAGAATTAAAAGAAATAGCTACTGAAAGTGTAAAAGATATTAAGGATGCTATTGCTTATCAAGAATCTTTTACTAGAGTGTTTCCTATGATTTTAGATGAGCTTAAAGTTTATGCTGATAAATTTGAAGAACTGAAAGGAAAGAAATAATATGGCTATAGCTACAAATGATGCAGAGTTAAGAGCCATGTTAGAAGCTGCTCTTCAAAGTGCTGTAGAATATACGGTGGAAGAGATTAAAAAGCTTAATGTAGAAAAGATAGAAGAAATAGTTTATGGTGCTGGTACTCCTGATGAATATAGCAGAACTTATACTTTTGAGGAAGCATGGGACTATTCTGTAGGTGGAGGTTCTGGTATTTCTGGTGAATTTCACTGGGCACCAGAATATTTAAGTTATCACCCTTCAATAGTAACAGGTGAAGATATTCGAGATGGATTAGCAGACATTATATATCAAGGTATGGCAGGCCATGTTTTAGGCACTGGTTTCTGGACAGCGAAACGAGATGCTTTTAATGCTTTACAACAAGCTTTAAAGAAAAATGAATTAAGACGTTTGTTTGAAGCTGGTATGACTAAAGCTGGATTAAATTGGCAACGCCATACAGCAGGCATAGGATTAAGTTAATGAAAATAATGGGTATAGATGCTTCTACAACTTGTACTGGATATGCTTTTTTTGATGAAGATAAATTAATACATTATAGTTGTATTAAGCCAAATGGTGCAACTTGGCAGGAGCGTTTAATTAATGAAGGGCCAAAGCTTAATATGTTGATTGAGCAATGGAAGCCTAATATTATAATAATGGAAAATGTTCCTTTGGTAAATAGACAATTAGAAACATTGGTTATTCTTGGCGCTGTGCAAGGTTATATATTATCTGTAGCAAGTTCTCATGGGGTTGAAATAAAATTTGTTATGCCTTCTGAGTGGAGAAGTAAAGTAGGTCTTTATGATGGCACTAAGAGAGGTATGAAAAGAGATGTATTAAAGCAAAGAGCCATAGAAAAAGCTAACGAACTATTTCATTTAGATTTAACTTGGGTATCTCCAAGAAGTAAAAAGAATCAAGATGATATAGCTGAATCAATTCTAATTGCTTATAGCCAAATACAGCCGGGAAGTTAAGGCTCTAAATTTATATAAGGAGCGTGAAAAATGGCAGGTTCGGCTTATTCAATACTAGTTGATGTACAACTTGATACTTCAAGTTTACAAAAACAGTTGTCTGGGCTTGGCAGTTCTATCAACCTAAAAGCAAATTCAAGTGGAATAAGTGCTGCTTCTTCTGCGGTTGATGGGCTGTCAAGCTCAATGAAAAATGCTGGCTTAACATATCAAGAAGCCAACATGATTTTTGATAAATCTGTCACAGCTATAGGAGCTATGGTAGATCAAGTGTTTGAGATGGATTCTGCACTAACCGAGTAAAATTTTGCTCCTATCTATTGAAAGGTGGATAGAAAACGCACTAAATTGCTGGGAAGTCCTAAAGACAATTATACTCAACGAGTTACGAAAGTAGAAATAAATAATTGTATTTTATATGGTTAAATCCTAAGTAAAATTTACAATGGATGATCAGCAGCTATTAAAAATAGTTCAACGACCAAAGTAGTGTTATAAAAACATGAAAAAAGTGCGTCTCCTAAATGGAGAATGATATGGTCTGGTCTTTATAGAAATATAAAGGATAGTTTAACTATTAGGAATAGATGTTACTATGATTATGATGAAATAGAATCAATAATATCTACTCTGTAACAAAACGTCAAAAAAGTTAGTGATTTAGATTCTTCTTCACTTGACAGCTATGTAGCTAAAATGACAGAATTGGGTGACACTGTTGCCCGTACTGGTCAATCATTTTTGGGCCAGAATGTACAAATGGTAAATGTGCATTGAGAACCGTTCAAAATCCAGTAAAACCTAAAGCCTGTTGACCACAATAATAATTTGAGATATAATATTATGATGGTGGGAAACCATAACAATAAACAGGATGGAATATGATGGAAACATCTAAGTTCTATGTATCTAATATTATATATTATTAGTTACAAAATGGTAGATTGGTTGCGAAGTTCTGATGAGGAATGTGTCAAGAGACTAGAAGTTCGGCCCCTCCAAATTATATAGGGTGAAAAAATAGTCCAAATAGAATGAAAGTTCTAAATCAAGATTAAGTCTTGATATTCTTTATTGTGTGTGTTATAATCTGGATGAGGTGATAAATATGTTATATCTTGTTTTTGTCGCTGCCGCAGTGTTTTGTATTAAGGTGGATGAATTAGCAAGTACACCTCTTGCAGGTATATTTCTTGTAGGCGGTTTCATTGTTACTTGTATTTACGAAGCTTGTAAAAAAGATGAACACTATCCAAGTTCTTATGACTATATTAAAAGAGCTACAAAGCAGAATATTGATGAAGAAAACGAATATGGGATAATTGATTCACACGATAAAGAAAAATAAAGTCAGAAATGATGAATGCGGCCACTAAACAAACTTGGTGGAATATATGGTAACATATATTAGAGAATGGGGTTAATTGCTGGAAGGTCCTTAGAGCCTTATTCACTTATAGTAAAAGAAATAAGGATTGGATAATCAGCAGCATAGCTTATATAGAGTGTTCAACGACTAAATGTAGAGTTACATATTACTTGAAAATCCCCATATCTGTTATACAGATAAAGATATAGTCTATAACTTAAAGAAATTTAAGGAGAAACAATATGTTAAAAGAATCGTTAGTATTACAAATTAATCAATTCTGTGAAGATCATGGAGTAAATCTTGTTCGAGTAAGACACATTAAAAAAGGCGGCACTTCAAAAATTGTATTAACAATTAAATGTAGTCAATGTGGACGTAGAATGGATATTAGATGGGAAAACATTCAAAAGCAAAAGCATATTGGTTGGTGCCCTCGTTGTCAACATTTTTACAAGATGGCAGAACAAGAAAAAAATGCTGCTATTCTTGTAGAAAAGTTTGCTAAACATGGCTATGAAGTTCTTACTCCAATTAAAAAGATTAAGCCTATTGGTAAAAAACATAGATATGATAGAAGGCAAGTTCTTGTTAGAACTCCTGAAGGTGAAGAAGTAAAAATGAGATTTACAGATATTAGAAAAATTAAAAAGGCTAACGAGGAAAATAAAGAACGGTAAAATCATAGGAGTTTGTTAAAGCTGGTTTTACTGAAGATCAAGCCGCAACTCTCGGTGAGATAGCTGCTAAATATGTTAATATTGCTGATACTCAAGTATCTACTGCTGATGCTGCAAGTTTCTTAATATCTCAGATGAAGGCTTTTAATATTGAAGCTGAAAATTCTGAGCATATTATAGATTCAGTCAAAATTGGCTGGTTCAGGGTGAATTGCGGGAAAGTTTTATAACTTCTTTTTACTAACTTATGTTTATATAAGGGCTGATAGTAATTTTGAAGATATAGTAATAACAAAAGAAGTAAAACAATCCGCATGAAAGGTTTAAAATAAAACAATCTTCACAGACCATCGAATAAAGTAGATAGGCGAATAGCCGAAGCGCCCTGACATATTTATTAATATGAAGATATGGTCGAACATAATATAATTATTATGTGGCAATGAGGTTAAACTTTTGACCTCTTTAAACAGTGTGAATTGCGGGGAACTCCTAAAGTTTGTTTCACTAAAAGTAAAAGAAAACAAAATGTAACAATGGACAATCCGCATGGAATAAAATCCTTCAACGACTATTTATGTAGGTTTAACTATAAATCGAAGCGCACTGTGTACTTATGAGTATAAATGATATAGTCTTACTTTATATGAAAATATAAAGAATAATAGGCAAACAAGTTTGCGGTTGGTACAAATGATTTATCAGTAGCATTAACTAAAGCTGGTACTTCTTTAGGTAGTACCGGTAACACATTTGAAGAAACGATAGGGCTGGTTACGGCTGGCACGGAAATCCTAATAGGTCAACCTTCCAAAGTGGGTAATGGCCTAAGAACAATAGCATTAAATATTGCTGCTTTAGCTGCTGAAACAGATACATATACTGCTGCTAATGGCAAAGTTAAGATTGCTCTTAAAGATGCCAATGGCGAAATGCGTAGCACCTATGACATTATGAAAGACCTTTATACTGGTATCGAAGGTCAATCAGCCGCATGGGATGAATTAAGTAATGTTGAAAAAGCTGCAATGGGTGAGGCATTAGCTGGTAAGAATCAGTATAATGTTTTCACTTCTGTAATGGAAAACTTTGAATCTGCTATTGGTGCTACATCCACAGCTTTAGATTCTCAAGGTTCTGCTGCTCGTGAGAATGCCAAGTATATGGACAGTCTTAATAAAATGGGACTGGATAAACAGGTTAAATTGCGGGAACCTCTTTATGATTTTTCTACTAATGTAAAAACGAAAAATATTAGACAATCCGCAGCCAAGGTTTTTTATAAACAAGGTTCATCGACTAAAGTAGAAGAAAGTTATTGTCTTTGAAAAAAGCCTGAAAAAAGATATAGTCAATTCTTACTTGAGAAAGTGAGTAAAGTTTAACGAACTTTATAATATAAAAGCGAAGCTAAAGTTACAGCAATAAAATCTTCTTTCCAAGAACTTGCAATAAATGTTATCAATAGTGATACTGTCAAAGGTATTCTTGATGGCGTAAATAGTTTCTTGGAATTTTTAAATACAGATATTGGAGCAACTGTTACTAAATTCACGCTTCTTACAGGTGCAATTACTGGTTTTGTAAGTATTGCAGGCAATATCGGTGGCAAATTAGCAGGAATGATAGATTTGTTTACTGGTATTGGTGATGCAGTAAGTGGTTTTGCATCTGCTGCTGGTACTGCTTCTGAAGTAGCCGGAACTGTTGCAGGCGCAGCAGGAACAGCGGCTAAAGGAGCTTCCACTATTAGTGAAACTGCCGAAACAGTCATCACAGTAAGTTCTAATGCAATTGAGGCTGCTTCTGAAGTAGCTGATAGTGCAGGAGATGTAGCTAAAACCGCCGGTGATGTTGCTGATGCTGCTGGTGATGTTAGTAAGGTAGCTTCTAATACAGTAAGTGCAGCAAGTGATGTTGTTAGTGCAACAGCTAGTGTTGCGGAAGGTGTAGCTGAAGCTGGTTCCGCCGCAGGGAAATCAGCTTCTAAAATGTCTAAACTCAGCGGATTCTTAGGTAATATATCTAAGTTTGCTCTACCCGCTGCCGCTGCTTTGTCTGGTGTAGCTATAGCTATTGGAGCTATGGTTAAAGCTTCTCATGATGCTAATTACACCAGTAAATTGGATGCGCAGTTACAAGATCTTGAATCTAATGCTAATGATATTGAGGGGCTTATAGACAGAATTAATGGAATGACTATATCCCCTGATGTTAAAGAAAATTTATTAGACGGCCTTATAGATAATTTAAATGGCGTTGAGCAAAAAATTCAAGAAATAAATGATAAAAAAGTAGAATGGCAGTTTGGTGGCTCAGAACTGCAAAATGCCCAGCAAAAAGATAATCCAAACTGGGATGCTCGTGGTATGTCTACAAGCTTCGATTCCCGTAAATATTGGGAAGTTCAAACCGAAGCCATGAAAAAATATTATGATGAAGTATCTGATATGAGTGGTAAATCGGTAGAAGAACAAGATGAAGCTATTAGTAAATGGGAAGAGCAATATACAAAAATTCTTGATATGGCCGATGCCGTAGCCGATTATAAGAAACGAAACAAAGAGCTTACAGATGAAATGAAAGCTTTTGATGATTGGTTAAAAAGTTCTGAAGCCAAAGAAATTTTTGGTGGAGAAATTAATACTGATGAAATGGCTTTTGGTGCATCTGGGCTTGAAGGTCAAATAGAACAATTTACCAGTGTATTACAACCTCAACTAGAAGAGATTGGCGAAACTTACGATAGTGTTCTTGAAAAATTAAGTGAAGGCACTAAAATGAGTGCCACAGAAGCTATAGACGCTATTAGTGGACTTAAAGAAGCTTTTGGTGATACAGAAGGTTGGGATGATATCTCTCAAAAAATGAGAGATGCTTTAGAAACTGGGGATATTGAAGCTTTCAAATCTGCATTAGGCGATCTTGTAGAGCAACAACTTCTTGCGGCCCATGGTATGGAAAATGTTGCAAATGCAACAGAAGAAATGAAAGAAGTATGGGCGCAAGGTTTGGTTGACGCAGGAATGTTTGAAGATTTAGAATCCGCTTTGGCATTTATTCAGGGTGTAATTGATGAATTAAACGGTACAGAAATAGATACTAGTGGTTCTATTGATGCTCTTAATAATCAAGAACAAGCCGCTGATGAAGCTGCTGGTGCCACTGAAGGAGTTGTTGATTCTAATACAGAAGTAAATAATAATCCTATAACAGATCAAAGTAGTGGAGCTTTAGAAAACCAAGGTAAATCCGCACAGGTTGCTAGAGATTGGACAGAGTTGGTTGTTGGTGCTAATCAAGATGTTAATTCTAATCCAATAACGACAGGAACATCACAAAGTCAACTAAATCAAGAAGCTGGCGCAGCACAAAACGCAACCGTTCAAACCAACGCACAACGAGACGCACAACAAGGAGTTACAGATAATCCAGCTAATACTGCTGGTACCCGTAGTGAATTAAATTCAGTAGAAAGCACTGCAAGCAGAGTAGCGTCAAATGTTAAAAATCTTTGGCAAGGGCTGGTTAATTTTATTAGTGGTGCTGCATCTACAATTGGTAATTTCTTTTCTTATGCTGGTCCTCCTAATAATGTTGGTCCAAGTTCTGGTGCAAAAGCTCAAGGTGGCGAAGTTCCAGAGACAGGTGATTATTGGGTAGGTGAACAAGGACCAGAAATTGTTACACTTCCTAAAGGTGCTAAAGTAACATCTAATAAAGATATTCAACGTTCTACTGGTGTTAAAGTAGAAAAGGGAGATGTTAAAGGCGGATATGCTCAAGGAACATCTACTACTTCTTTAAGTGATGATCCTTATTCAGATCTTTATGATGTAAAATCTATAAAGGGTGGATATGCTCAAGGCACTGATGATGCTGTTGCTGATGTTATAGAAAAAGTAGTAGAGGAAATTTGGGATGGGCTTAGTGAGAATAGTTTAAGAGATTATCTTGAAAAGAATATTTATGAGCCTATAATGAACAATCCTCCTACTGAGAAGCGATATGAGTTTAGAGATCCAGGCGTAGAAACATATGTAACAAAAATTAATAATTTAATTCAGAAAGCAAATGCTGGTGCTGAAGAAGCATTAAGAATTGCTGAAGAAGAGAATGGGTCTCTTGAAAGACAGTTAGACCTTTATGAGGCTCAAACAAAAGTATTAGATCATAAACTTTTCCTTATGGAAAAGAATGGTGCTGATCAATATGAACAAATTGCATTATTGCGGCAAATGCAAAAAGAGGCTAATGATGAGGCTAACAGTTTAAGAGCGCAAGGGTATAGTGATGAGTCTGAGTACATTATGGACCTTCAGAAAGAGTGGTGGGATTACGAAGAACAAATCACTGACCTTTATAGAGACGCTTTTGATGAACGTCTTGAACTTTCTGAAAATTGGATAGACAAGAGAAACTTCTATAATGACTGGGGCGCAGATAGTGAAATAGAAGCTTGGGAACGTGTTCTTACTTGGATGAAAGAGTGGTATGAAGATGATCTAATAGATTATGAATACTACATGGAAAAGAAAGAGGAAATTACGGAAAATTATGTTGAAGCATTAAGAGACGCTTGGGAAGAAGAAGCCAATGCTCTTGAAACTGCTTTTGATGTAATTGCTGACCAAGCACAAGATCAAATTGATGAACTTGAACGCCAAAAGGATTTAATAGAAGAAGAATATGATAAAAAAATAGAAGCCCTCGAAGAGCAAAACGATAAGTTAGATGAACAAATCGAACTAGAAGAAAAGCTTGATAAGCTTGCTCGTGCTAAACAGCAGAAGATGCTTGTTTATAAAGATGGGCGTTGGCAGTATATCAATGATGTAGATGAAGTTTCTTCTGCCCAGGCTGAGCTTGATGAATATGAGAGAGAGAAAGCCTTAGAAGAAGAAATTAAAGCTATAGAAGAATCTCGAGATAAAGAGATTGCTGCTATTGATGATAAAATTAAATATTGGCAAAAGTATGTAGATGAGTATGGTTCTGCTATTGATAATTATGAGAAAGAACAAGATAGACTTTTAGCAGAACAAATACTCGGTATTAGTCTTGAAGGTGAAAATTGGGAAAAACGCCTAGGTAATTTAGAAGATTATATCCAAAGATATAAAGATCTTATGGAACAAATCAATGGTGATGATTGGATTCCTGATGAAGATGTTGGCGAAGATAGTGGATATAATAGAGGCGATCCTTATACAGCATATTTGCCTTCTGGTGAAGTAATACCTGTTGATATTAAAGATGGTCATACTTTAACACAGGGACTTCCTGTTGGAACAATTGTTACTACTCCTTCTGGTGGAGACTGGATGATTACCGGGGTAAACCCTGATGGTAGTTATCAATCTCAAAAAGTTCCAGATTATAACAATGGTAGATATGAAGGTGTAGAAGCTAATGCCTGGTATCCAGACGGTACTCAAACCGTAGTTCACTTAAAGAATGGTGAGACACAAGAACCTAATTTACCTGTGGGAACAATTGTTGAAACTGCTGGTGGGTATTTTAAAATTACTGGATATAAACAGGGTGGAGGATACACCAGTAAAAAAGTAGATGGGCCTCCTACTGTATTAGGGAAAAAGGCCAAAGGAACTTTATATAATACCGATGCTGGATTAAATCTTGTAGGTGAAGAAGGTCCTGAATTACGGGTATTAGGGCAAGGTGAAGGAATTATCCCCGCTGATGTTACTAAAAACTTGTGGTCTTGGGGAAGTTTCACACCAGATGAGTTTCTAAGATCCTTAACTATTCCTTCAAATGATGGAAATATAACAAATGTAACCATAGACAATGTTACATTGCCAGATGTTAAAAATCCTGATGAGTTTATGCAAGCTATCAAGACTAATTTCTGGAGAAAAACAGTACAATTCCAAACTAAGAGATAAAGAGAGGGGAATTATTTCCCCTCTCTTATTGGTGATAATATGACAAATGACACTGATAGAGCAATTAATGCAATTCTTGAGGGAATCAATTATTTGATTGAGAGAGCCATGCAGAAGAATGGGACTCAGATTTATACTGGTCGAATAGTATCAAAAGGTACAAATGGTCAATGGAATGTTGTTTACAATGGAAAAACTTATCCTATTGATTATTATGGAAATGGTGAGCCTTCTGTTAATCAAATAGTTAAAATATTTGTTCCTCAAGGAAATCAATCTATTGCATTTTTTATTTAAGCGGGAAATTTAAGAAAGGAGTGATAAATTGGCTTTAACTAGACCCGTTCTATTATCAATGGTTGCATTTGATGCTACTTCTAACGCAACATTTACGTTTACTGCTACTGGTAGTTCTTCTCAGATTACAGCCAACAGACTAATTATTAGAAATAATACTTCTAATGTTATAGTTTATAATGAACAACAAGAATCCTTTCGATATGAACACACTGTTCCCGCAGGCACTTTAACGAATGGTACTTATTATAATGCTACTATAACCACCTATGATGCTAATGGAGATTCTTCTACAGAATCTATAGCTATTCAATTTTGGTGTTATAGTAATCCTATAATTTCTGTTACAAATATTCCTTCTACTGGGTTAATAGAGAATTCAAATTTTGAATTTAATTTTACTTACACTCAAACAGAGGGAGAACCTATAGATAGTTATAGGTTTAATTTATATAATTCAGCACAATCTCAGATATCTACTTCTGGACTGATTTATGTAAATAATGGTACTCCGCCTTATGATGGTAGTTATACTTTTGGTGGATTTGAAAATAATGTTAGTTATTATATAGAGTTGGTAATTTATACCGTTTATGGTACAGAAATTAGAACTCCACAAACTCAATTTACAGTTAGATATGGTTTACCAGATTTATTTACTGTAGTTGAATTATTTAATAATTGCGAGGAAGGATATATTACAGTTACTTCTAATATGAGTATTATTGAAGGTGATAGTTATCCTTATCCTCCTAACTATATAGATAACAAAGAATTAAATTTAACTAATTCTACATGGTGGGCACAATGGAATATAGGATATGAAATATCAGGTGATTTTTTATTAAGAGCCTGGTTTAGAAATCCTAATCCTAACAGTACAATTATAAGACTATCAAATAGTGAAATAGGAAGTATAACTTTTCAATATATACAGGGATATTCAGATGTAAATATTGAAAATCCACAAGCATATATTGTTGTAACAGTAACCTCTTTAAGTGGGCAAAGTTATACTGTATTAAGTAATTTTATTGATGTAATTCCTGTTACAGAACAATATTGTATGTGGTTTACCAGAATAAATGGATTATATAATGTACAGCTTATGGCTGTTTCAAATACACAAGAAACTAATGAAGGGGGAGAAGAATAATGTTTAGTTTTGTTGGTTATGATTTATTTTCTGACCAATATTGTTTAAATTCTCCACCTTCTATTGTTGATGGAATTAAAAATACTACATTAACCAACGCTATTTTTGATCATTTAAATGCTGGTACAGATACATCTATACCAGTATCTACAGATATTCCAGAATGGGATTATGGTACTATTTATGATATGGATTTTAATGGTAATTTAAGTGGTGGTAACATTGATTTCGTTTTAAGTCAGATTTCTAGTGTAAGAATCAAGCGTAGATTTGAAGGGGAATTTGCCTGGGTTACTTTGGAAGAAATTCCTATTAATCAAGTTGCAGACTTAGGGTTTACTTATACAGACAGATTAAATAAAACCGGTGTTACTTATGAATATGCTATTGTTCCTGTTCTTAATGATGTTGAAGGTAACTATGTAACTAATAGTGTTTATTCTGAATTCTATGGTGTTTATATTGGTAATAATAATAACATTTATAGATTTATGTATGATGTTGGATATGGCACTACTACCACTACTCAACAAACAGGAACTTTTGATGTTCTAGGTAGAAAATATCCTATTGTTGTATCGAATGCCGACTTACAATATGAAACTGGTTCTGTAACAGGTTATGTATTAAATGATGATTATGATAAAAATGGTGTATTTGATAGACCTGCTATAGTTCAGAAAAGAAAAGAAGTTGTACAATTTTTAACAGATAAAACAGCTAAAATATTAAAAGACTGGAACGGCAATATGTGGCTTTGTACTATTACAGGTAGTGTAAATAGTGATTATGTCTCATATTCTGGTATGGGAATTCCTTCAGTGACTTTTAGTTGGGTAGAAATAGGAGATGCAGATAATTTTACTGATCTTTATAATGCTGGATTGATAGAGAGGGTAGAGTAATGGCTGGTATTACTATTTCTGAATCTCAATTTAGAGTTGCCTCTCAACCAATTCAAAAAAGGTCAGTCAGATTAGAATTATTAAATTATCAATATCAGACCGTAGATACTTTAGAGGGAGTATGTACTGGTGGTTCTATCAATATTGATGCTAATGCTGATATAAGAAGAACTGCTAGTTTAGATATAGCTGTAACAGATGCTAGTTTTGAAGTAGAATCCGGCGGTCGAATTTGGTTTAATTTTAGACCAAGTAAAATATGCTGAATTGCTGGGAAATCCTTAGAGTCATTTATACTTATATGTTATAACTAAATGAATTGGATAATCAGCAGCCAAGACTATTAAAGTAAGGTTCAACGACTATTAATGTATAAGCGATTGATACAGTAGCGGCATATATTATAGATATATAATAATGATATAGTCTGTTCTTGTAAGAAATTATAAGAGATTGGTTTAGCGAACCAATAAACAAAAAAGAGATAAATTCGTTAAAATATACATAGGTACTTATGATTTGTTTACAGGCGAGGTAGTATGGACAAATTGTGGTATGTATATTATTGATGCTCCTTCTTATACTTTTAGTGCAGCAGAAAATACATTATCAATTACTTTGCTTGACCTAATGGCAAAGTTAACAGGAACTAGAGATGGTTATTTACCTGGTGTTCCTGTTGTTATTTCTGCTGGTGAAAGTATTCGTAGTGCAATTATTGATACTTTGGCATTGGGTGGATTTACGCAATATGTTGTTGACAATCCTCCCACTCCTGGATTAGTTCCTTATGATTTAGAGTTTGGCCAAGGAACTTCTATTTATGATATTTTAGCTGGGTTAAGAGACTTATATCCTGACTATGAAATTTATTTTGATGTAGAAGGGGTATTTTATTATAAAGCAATTCCCACTGGCATGGATGATCCTGTACTAATTGATGATAGCACTTTTCAAAATATAGTAATTAGTGAAAATACTTCTACAGACTTCCAGAATGTAAAAAATAGTATTGAGGTTTATGGGCGTTCCCATGATCCTGTTTACTATACTGAAGAAGTTTCAATAAGTGGAACTGAATCACAAAAAACTATCAGTTTAACTTATGATAGTTTGAATGGTCCTGTTGTTGATGTAGTATATGGTTTTACTGTGCCTAGTATGCCTGTTATTACAGGTGGTAATTTTGCTATGATATTAAAAGGTGCTAATTCTACATTACTTACAGCAAGAGTTTATGAGAGTGATGGAGAAACACCTCCATATGTAGCTGCTGAATCAGATAATCCATATTATTGTTTTACTATTAGAGAAAGTGAAACAGGTTCTTTATGGTTTGAATGGTTGGGACATTTACAAGCCTATGGCTCTGCTGAAGATGATAATGCTGATTCTCCATATTATGTAGAAGGCACAGTAGGTAGAATCCATGAAGTGTTATATGGTGGAGATTATGACAATTGCTATAGTGATGAATTAGCACAAGAACGAGCGGATTATGAATTATGGTTAAAAACTAACATGAATGCTACTATAGATTTGACTACAGTTGTTGTTCCTTGGATTGATGTTAATATTCTTTGTGAATATACTTCAAAAAGAAACAATACAACTAATAGATATCTTATTAAGTCTGCACAGTTTGGACTTGCTCCTGATGAATCAATGTCAATAAATATGATTAAGTTTTATGCGAGTGATGATATTAATGCTCCAGAATATACTTATTTACAGTATATTGAAGCTTCAGACGGTTGTGGAATTAATACACAATATATAGCCAGTTCTTATACTGCTTTTAGTATGCAATGTCAACTTTATGAGAGAAGCAATGCAACAGGTTATTTGTTTGGCTGTATGAATTCTACAACTGGAAGTTTCAGTATTTATCATATTGTATCTATGGTGAGTGGTGCTGCCAATAGTACATTAACAATGTATTATGGTAATTCTATTGTTAGCTTATGTACTTATGAAACAGATGCTAATACAATGACCAGTTGGTTAATCAGTTTAAGTGAAAATGTTGTTACTGTTCAGGGACATGCTGAAGATGGAACTTTATTGATTAACAAAACAGTAAATGTTCCAAATAATACATTCACGCAAGATAATAATTTTTATATCTTCGGTATAAGCAACAATGGACCATTTTTATCTCAGCCAGGTTATAGATTAAATTCTTTTACATTAAGAGAAAGAGGTTCTATGGTAAGAAATTTTGTCCCTGTAGTAAGTCATACTGTAGGAGTAGGATTATTGGATACTGTTCATAATGTATTTTATGAAAATATAGGTACTGGTGTAATTAGTCCCGGTCCTAATTCTAATTAAAAAGGTGGTGAGAAACAATGTCTCAATCTTATCCTGATTTATATTTAACAACTTTCCCCGAAGCTGTTGATAATATTGAAGATGTAATGGATATTACTGCTACAGACGGTCCATTGATTCAACAATATATGTCAGCTTTAAACGCAGGAAATCAAACACAAGCTAATGCTATTTTGGCTACAATCCCCAATTGGTGGAGAAAAACAATAAGTGCTCAAAATATTAACAGAATTTCTCAAGCTGTATTAGCTACTGAACGATTTTATAGGAATGATGTTCAAACCTATATTAACAATTTAATGGCAGAATGGACTACGAAAGTAAATGCTTTTGATTTAATAGGAACATGGAATAGTGGTCAAGCTTATGTTAAGAATAATATGGTTTCTTATCAGAACGGTACTTCCACATTAATTTATTTGGCTATTGAAAATGTTCCTGTTGGTACTTTAATCACTAACACAGCATATTGGAGAAATATTACTGTTCAAGGTATTCAAGGTGAATCTGGTGTTGGTTTAGCTTATCGTGGAGAATATTCTGATGGGCAAGTTTATGGTAATGAAGATGCTGTAACTTATAATTCTGAAGTTTGGATGTGTCTACAAGATAATACTTCTGTAACTACACCCGGTTCTGATCCTGAAAAATGGCAATTGGTTATGACATTGCAATCTGCCACTTATCCAATACAAAATACTCAACCGGAGGGTCAAGCTGTTGGTTCTCTTTGGTTTGATACATCTGGTAATTAAGGGGGATTAAAATGGCAAATCCAAACACGATTCCCTTCAAACATTATCAAGATATTCATATAGCTGATGAAACTATAAGAAATCAATTTATTAGTCAGTTTACAGCAGGACATTATACAGAAGCATTAAATATTTTGTCAAGTAATGCTACTCAGCTTGATGGAAAGGCATTTATAGCTGCTGCTATTAATCCAATTATAGCCGGTATTTCTGTTATACAAAATTTATATTATGATAGTGCGCCTAGTGGATTTGATGAAGATTTTGCTGTAATGCAAGCATTGGTAGATGATTTGTTAAATGCTGGTGAATGGTCTAATTCACAGGCTTATGAGAAAAACAATTTTGTATATAATTCTAATAATGAATGGTATATGTGTATTGCTAATGCAGATGCAGGTACACCATTAACAGATGATACCCATTGGCTATTTTTAGGACTAATAGGGCCACAAGGTGCGCCTGGTATTGAAGTTACTATGAAATATGAATGGGATGATTCTACTCAATATGAAGTAGATGATGCTGTTACATATGGTGGTAATACAATATGGGTTGCTCAACAGGCAAATACAAATGTTGCTCCTGGTAGCGATGAGACTACTTGGGTAAGATTATTAAGCGCTCCTGCTGACCTTATTCATGTTGGTGATACAGAGCCAGAAAATAAATATAATAATTCTGTTTGGTTTCAAACAGATGTTCCAATAAATACTATATCTACAACAGGACCTATACCTGGTACTTTTAAAAGATATGTTGAAGAAGCTGGAGCATGGGAAGAAATGTATCCTTATCTTCCTTTTACTCAAATAGTGGATAGAGCTAGTTATAGGCCAGCTATACAAACTACTACAACAACTATAACTGCTAATGGTTGGCAAGGTAATTCTTATACTTATACTAATGTCGTAATTGAAGATAATAGTATAGTTCAGATTTATCCAATTTTACCATATAACTCAGCTCAGGTTGTTATGTATGGTTCACTAAGTATGCAAAATGTAGTAAATAACAATTTTACTTTAACCACTAATTTGGGTTCTGAACATAGAGTAGATATACCAATACAAATAGTGATAGTTCAATAAGAGGTTAATTATGGCTTTAAATTTTCAGCCAAGATATAAAGCTTCTGAAGAAGAATATGCAGAGTTAAATTATGCTACAAATGTGAGTTCAATTTTGGGAACAGAGAATGTATATCAAATTGTAACTCAAAATTTAAATATACCCGTGCCTTCTGGAAACAATATAACACAAACTTTAAGTTTTCTTACGGATAGTAAAATGCCAGAAAGTAAAGTGGAAATGTATTTAGCTACTGCTGGTAATGAAGCGCAATTGGCTTATAATACAATTACTCAATTCGAAGTAAGAACTAATCAGGTAATTATTACTAGATTAGGAGAAATGCCTCAGACAGCTATTGATGTAACTTTAGTTTTTTATGAAAAAAGGGTGATGCAATGAATACGATTATGAAAGTTTTAGGAAATTATAATAATTATATTCAATTGTATCCTCATACTCCTTCTGACAATATATGGGATTGGCAAATGGGAGAAATATTTGGCCCATATGAAATTGAATTAACTGCTGCTAACTGGGATGCTAGTAGACAACAAACAGTTCAATTAGAAGGTATAACTTCTTCAGATATTCCTATGTGTGTCAAGGTTCTGAGAGGAACACAAGAAAATATGATGGCACAAATGGAAGCATATAATTTATTAGATCCAATGATGGGAATAGAATCACTTGAAGGCGCAGTAAGATTTACTTGTTCTGAAAGTGTTCCCACAATAAATATTACTGTCCAAGTAGATTGGAAAAGATAAGGAGGAAGAGTTTATGGATTTAACACTAAATACTCGAATTCAACTCCGCAATGACACAGAGGCCAATTGGTTATTAGTTGCTGATACTTTTGTTCCTCTAGCAGGCGAAGTATGTATTACTAATGACGGTGACCATAAGGGTCAAATGAAAGTTGGTGATGGCGTTACCACTTGGGGTACTCTACCCTATATGGGCGCATCAGCTTCTTTAGAAGTCAGTGCGGAAGATGTTACTTTCCCTGAAAATTTTACTTTTACTGAAGCTTTTGGTAAATACGAACCCGGTAGCTCTGGTTCTGTAGAAGTTCCTGCTGCTGGTAAAACTTTAACTCAACTGCTTACAGACGCTTTCTCTGAGGATAGAAATCCTACTATTACTCAGCCTAGTGCTTCTGTTACTTCTGCTCAAATGACCCGTGCAGAAGTGGGTACTAATATTACTCCTACTTATTCTGTAAGTTTTAATCCTGGTAATTATCAGTATGGTCCTGCTACTGGTGTTACTGCTACTGCTTATAGTGTAAGCTTTAATAGTCAGACTTTAACTGAGCAAAGTGGTACATTTAACGAATATCAGATTGTTGATGATACTAATTTACGAATTCAGGCTCAAGTAACACACAGTGCTGGTGCTGTACCTGTAACTGCTTTAGGCGCTGAATATGCTGATGGTCAAATTAAAGAAGGTACTAAATCTGCTCAAACTGGTGCTGTAACCGGTTATCGTAAATCTTTCTGGGGTACTTATACCGCTAAAGATACAGAAGGTACTACTTCTGAATCTATTCGTACTCTACAAGGCAGCTCTAATCAGGCTTTAGCCAACGGTTCTAATTTTACTATTAATATTCCTGTTGGTGCTTTAAGAGTGTGTTTTGCTTATCCTGCCACTTTACGAGACGTTACTTCTGTAAAAGACGTAAATGGTTTAAATGCTGAAATTGCTTCCAGTTTCACTTTAAACACTGTTCAGGTTGCAGGCGCTAACAATTATTCTCCTATTGATTACAAGGTTTATACGCTTGATTTTGCTAATGCAAATGACACAGTTAATACCTATACTGTACAAATTTAAGAAAGGAGGATATAGATTATGGCTTTAAATTTTGGTAAATTAAATTTCTCCACATCTTTTAATCCTACAAGTGCATTTCCTATTGATGCACGTCAATATTTTGAATCTTACGCTTCTGCTCAAGCCGCTGCTAAAACTGCTGTAGAAGCTGGCTCTGCTGATAGTGTATATTACATTGGTATGCCACTTGTTGTGGTTGAAGATAGCGTAGCTACTCTTTATGTTATCAATGGTGATAAAACATTAAAACCTGTTGGTAGTTCTGTAGAAGTAGATGAAAAGACCATTGTTTTTAATGATGGTAAATTAACTCTTGACGGGTTTGCAGATGCTACTACAGGTCAACAACCTAGAATTGCTTCTGACGGGACTCTTGAATGGTATACACCTGATACCTCTAGTGTTTCTGGTTTACAAGAAGCTGTTGGTCAGCTACAAACTGATGTAGATGCTCTTGAATCTAATTTAGCTGACAATTATTATAATAAAACTCAAATAGATTCCAAGATTACTTCAGTTTATAAGCCTGGCGGTTCTTATGCTTTTGCTTCTTTACCTGCTGCTAGTGCTGACACTGTAGGTTATGTTTATGATGTAACTGATGCTTTTGTTACAACAAATGATTTCGTTGAAGGAGCAGGTCATAACTATCCTGCTGGTACTAATGTAGTAGTAATTGAAGTTGCTGGTGAACCTACCGCTTATAAATATGATGTTATGAGCGGTTTTGTGGATTTATCTGATTATGTTACAGATGAAGAATTAACCGAGCAATTAGCTACAAAAGCCGATGCTTCTCAGGTCGGTTCTATTCCTGGTACTTTATTAAGTTCTTTAGGTGCGGCTACTCCTACTGCCACTAATATTAGTGTAAAAGGCACTGTTGCTACTAAAGGCGAAGATGGGAATTATTCTACTGCAAGCCAGAATGTTTTAACTATTGTTGGTGCAACAACAGAACAGGCTGGTTTGCTAACCGCAGAAGATAAAACTAAACTTGATAGTGTTGCCTCTGGTGCTCAGGCTAATGTTATTGAAAAGGTTCAGGTTAATGGTACAGACCTGCCTATTTCTGGAAAAGCTGTCAATCTGCCTATAGCTACTGCTGTTGCTTTAGGTGTTGTCCGTGGTTCTGCTGATGAAAATAAGATAACTGTTGATAGTAATGGTATCATGGAGGTTAATAGCCTAAATGTTATGAATCTGGTTCAGACCGATGGTGATACTTTAATTATTAATGGTGGCACTTCTTCTGTTGGTGAATAATTTATATATAAAAAATAAATAATAGGAGTGATTTTTAGAATGGCTACAAAAACCTTTAACACTCGTATCCAAAATAAAATTGATACTTTTGAGAACTGGACTACTAACAATCCCGTTCTTTTAGCTGGTGAAGTTGCTATTGTTACTGTTCCTGCTGAAGCTGGTGCTGTTGAGCAGGAACCAGCTACTCTATTAAAAGTAGGTAACGGTACTTCTCAATTTAATGACCTTCCTTGGGTATCTGGCCTAGCTGCCAATGTGTTTGATTGGGCACTTCAATCTACTAAGCCCACTTATCAAGCTACTGAAATCCAAGGTTTAGATGATTATATTTCTGGTAAAGTAGAAGATACTAATACTACTTATCAGATTATTGCTTCTGGTACTAACGGTATCCAGCTACAGTCTAAAGAGATAGGTGAAGGGGAATGGACTAATGTTGGTAGTCCTGTTACTATTACTTATACTTTAGCTCCTGGTTCTGCTAATGGTACTGTTGCTTTTAACGGTACTGATGTTGCTGTTAAAGGTCTAAAGTCTGCTGCTTATGCTGAGGCTTCTGCTTTTGATGCTGCTGGTGCCGCCACCGCTGTTCAATCCGCTGTAACCGGTACTGCTGAAGATGCGGCTACTGCTCTAACTCTAAACGGTCTAAAGAAATATGTTGACCAAGAAGTTGGTGGTGCTGAAACTGCTGCTTCTGAAGCTATCGCTGCCCTAGATGCTGCTGCTGTTACTGCTGCTCAGGGCGAAATTATCAGCGCAGTATCCCAGACTGATGGTCTAATCTCTGTTTCTAAGCGTTCTTTAGCTGCTGCTGATATTCCTGCAATTGGACAGGAAAAAGTTACTGGGCTAACTGCTGCTTTAGCTGGTAAGCAGGATACTTTAGTATTTAATACTGCTTATAATTCTGAATCCAATAAAGCTGCTACCATGACTGATATTCAGAACGCTGTTTCTGGTCTATCTGGCGCTATGCACTATGTTGGTGAATCTACAACTGACCCCAGCACTGGTACTGCTACTGTTGAAGGTCATGAAGATTGGGTTTCTGGTGATGTCGTAACTTATCAGTCTAAGGAATATGTTTATGATGGTGAAAATTGGCGTGAACTAGGTGATGAATCTAGCTATGCTATCAAAGGTTCTATCGTTGATGCTGATATTGCTTCTAATGCTAATATTGCTCAGAGCAAGATTGCTAATCTAGTAACTGATTTAGCTTCTAAGGCCACTCCTGCTGATATCACCAATGCTATTCAGGCTTTAGATATGGCCTCCGTTTCTGTAACTACTGGTAATAAAATCACTTCTATTCAGGAAGTTAATGGTGTAGTTTCTGTAACTACTGGCGCTATTGTTGCTGCTGATATTCCTGCTTTGGCTATTGATAAAATCACTGGTCTTCAGGATGCTCTTGATGCTAAAGCTGATAATTCTGCAATTTCTGCTATTGGTAAATCCGGTAATATTAACGACGCAACTCAAAGTGAAGGTGATTACCTTATCTTTAATTGCGGTTCTTCTAGCGTTGTAATCTAATAAAAAATACTGTAAATTTGAGAAAAGAGTAGTCGTTATTTTTAACGGATACTCTTTTTTAAAAAAGGAGGAATTGGCTGTGGCTACTAAAACTTTTAATACAAGAATAGCCAATAAACGAGACACTAGTGCAAACTGGACAAGTAATAATCCAGTGTTGTTAAATGGTGAGGTTATTATTGTCGATACTGAAGCTGGACAAGTAAGATATAAGGTTGGTAATGGCACAAGCACTTATACTCAATTACCTTTCACTGATGAAAGTTTAATTACTAATATTAATGGTAAGCTGTCTCTGTCTGGTGGCACTATGACAGGGAATATTGATATGGGTGGTCACAAGCTAACTGGGTTAGGTGCTCCTGTAAACCCAAATGATGCTGTTAGACAAACGGATTTAAAAGTTGTTTCTGATGAAGTAGATGGCATTATTGCTGGTACTACGGGTATTACTTTAGCTCCCGCAACCACCACTAAAATTGGCGGTGTAATTGTTGGGGATGGTATTGAGGTAGAGGCGGATGGTACTATCTCTACTAACCCTCTTCCTGAAGGCGGTACCGAAGGTCAGGTCATCAAAAAGACCGCAGACGGCGCAGAGTGGGATAATGCGAATTGGTTGCCTTTGAGTGGGGGGACGATAAGCGGAAATATTGGCATAGAGATTCCTAACAACACCAATTTTTTAATAGGACAGAATGGGTTTGTTTCTTCGAATGGCCAAAGCGATCTTGGAATAAAATTACGCCGTCAGCTTGACGGAACTTATATAACACTTGGAAAAGGCAACGGCGGTCCTGAAATTAGGTTAAGTCCGAATTCTGATGGTGGAGCCGGATTTATAGATATTGAATCTCAACAAACTGAAATAAAGGGAGTAGTGGATCCAACCAATTCCTATGACGCAGCCAACAAACAATACGTCGACACCCAACTCTCCACCAAACTCACCACTCCCACCGGCACCCAAGGCCAACTCCTCGGCTTCACCGCAGACAACACGGTTGGTGCTGTGGATGCACCTGAAACCGGCCTCACCCAAGAGCAGGCGGATGAAAGGTATTTGCAGTTGAGTGGGGGGACGATAGAAGTGGACGCCACGGTTTCGGCAGCATTAACGCTGAAAAATACACACTCGACTGGGGCTGTCTCAGCTGTCAACAGATCCCCATATTTAAATTTCGAAACCGGTAACGGGAAGGTCGTTAATGAATATATAGATTTTGGTTCAGGGCGCGCAGAAGTAGCCTTCTATGATGTTGAAAATGATGATTTTGTCGCGATAACCGGGCTCTTGGACCCCGTTTACGGTGCCGACGCCGCCAACAAAGCCTACGTTGATTCCAAAGCCCCCCTCCCCCCCATCCCCGTCACCCTCACTACCTCCGGCTGGTCCTCTAACACCCAGACCGTTACAGTCTCCGGTGTGTCTGCAACTGAGACCGCACAACTCATCACGCCAACACCCGCTATTGCATCTCAGTCTGCATACTATGAGGCCGGGATCATGTGTACTGGGCAGGCTGCAAACAGTTTGACATTTACCTGCCAGACTGTACCTACAAGTAATTTGACTGTGTATGTTGTGATTCAACCGCTAAACTGATAGGAGGTGCGTTATGATTCAGAATCCTAGTGTTGCGGGGAGTTGGGAAACAGTAACTATTACTGTAGATGCAAGAGCCAATGTCTACGATAACGAGGGGAACATATTTGGCAATGGAGAAACATTTATCGCCAAAAAAGATATTATGATTGTAGCTGAAGCTACTGGGAGGGAGCTAAACTTTTCTGGGAACTGTACAGTAGTACGTGAAGGTGGAAGATCAGAAATCTATTTGTTTATCCCTCATTGGGACACGACGATAAGATATGGGTGATGAAGCGTGGAAACCTTACTCACACTTATTTCTGTGGTGGTGGGATCTAGTGGCCTGTCCGCTATCGTTGTAGCCATCCTCAACCACAGATGGGCTGTAAAGAAGGGGACACCAATGTATAATATAAAAGTATAACACACTTTAATAATTTAAATAATATATCACTATGCTCTCCACTTATTTATTTTAATTGAAATGTGGGAGGTGAATTAAGTTGATTAGTTTAATTAGGGCTGCTTATCAAGAAGAACCTCGTGTAGCTGAATATACAGGTCTTTCTTCCGATGATAAATATGATAAGCAAGTAATACCTAGTCCTCAAAACGGAGATATATTTAAAGAGTTGGACACAGGTACAGTTTATAAATATGACGCTTCTTCCAAATTATGGATTGCACAACCTGCATCAGGGGGCGGAGGTGGTGGAGGGCCTACATACACTCCTGGTAATGGTATTAACATTACTGGTACTATCATCTCCGCAAAGCCCGGAACAGGTATTGTTGTTGATACTAGCGGCATTAATGTTGATACGAACGTAATACCTAACAAAACTTATGTTGATAACAATATTGAAAATATTCGAAATATTGTCGATAATATAGTAGATGGCACTACACCCATTACGATTCCTACTGCATCTGATACACAATTAGGTGTAATTAAGATTGGCGAAGGTCTTGAAATTGCTGAGGATGGTACATTAACAGTAAATACAGGACCTTCTATAGTTCCTAATCCTACTGAAGACGATGCAGGTAAAATATTAGGAGTTAATGATACTGGGGGTTATGAACTTTCTAATGTTGTTTTAATAAATGGCGGGACAGCACAAGAATAACATCCTGCTATTTATGAAAGGGGTGTTTTTATGAATGTGCAAATAGCTCCTTGTGGAGGTTTCTGGTTTGATGCTGACACAATGGAATTAATTCGAGACGGTGATAAAGAAGTATTAAGTGCTATTGGCGGTGGAGACGGTGATGGTGCTTCTATTGCTCGTCACAATAGAGATCCCGAGGCTCACGAACTTATTCAATTAGATTGTGGGGATTTAGGATAAAATAAAATTAGGAAAGGATTGAACTATATGCCTTCTATTCAGATTAAAAGAGCTTCTACTGAAGCATTAATTAAAAGTACAGCTCTTAAAGATGGTGAATTTGCATATGCAAAGGACACTAATAAACTTTATATTGGTACTAATGGCACTACTGGTGGTAATGTTGTCATTAATCCTGATGGCGGTACTGCTGAGACTGCTACTAAGTTGGCTGTTGCTAGAGCCTTCTCTATCTCTGGGGATGGTACTGCACCTGCGGTAAACTTTGATGGTTCTGCTGCTGTTGATTTAGTTTTAACTTTAGCTAATAGCGGTGTTTCTGCTGGTACTTACACCAAAGTATTAGTTGATAATAAAGGCCGTGTTACTCAGGGTTATATTCTTGAAGTGAATGATCTACCTGAAATTCCTGTATCTAAAATTACTGGTCTTGGTACTGCTGCTACTGTAAATGTTGGTACTGCTGAAGGTAATATTCCTGTATTAGGTCCTAATGGTAAATTATCTAACACATTTTTGCCTGATATGTCTACAGATTATGTTCCTGTAGATACTATTGGTCAACCTGATGGTATTGCTTCTCTAGATGCAAGTGGTAAAGTTCCCGCAACTCAATTACCCTCTTATGTTGATGATGTTGTAGAAGCTTATGTTGTTGGTGAAACTCCTCTTGCTGCTGATTGGCTATCTGAAACTGATTCTGGTGAAGCTTTAACTCCTGAGGCTGATAAGATTTATGTAATTATTTCTGAAGGTGAATATCAGAATCAAACTTATCGCTGGGGTGGTTCTCAGTATGTTCAGATTATTTCTGGTGGCGTAGCTTTAGGTACCACCCATACAACTGCTTTTTATGGTGACTGGGGTAACACCATTTATAATGCCACTATTAATGGCAAAAATGTTCGTGATAATATAAGTTTAACTGCTAGTGATGTAGGTGCTGATCCTGCTGGATCTGCTTTAAGTGTATTAGGTGATGCTGAAGATACTTCTGCTGATGCTACTGTTTATGGTGCTAAAGCTGCTGCTCAGGAAGCTTTAACTGCTGCTCAAGGCGCTGCTGCTCAGATTGCTAATAAAGTAGATTCTGTCACTGCTGGTGATGCTTCTATTACTGTTGGTGGTACTGCAACCGCTCCCACTGTAGGCGCAAAGATTTCTGCTGAACCTAATAACTCTCTATCTCTAAAGAGTGATGGTTTATTTGCCTCTGGTGCTTCTTATACTGCTGGCAATGGTATTTCTATTGCTGATAATACTATTTCTGCTCAAGTATCCGCAGGTAATGGTCTAAGTTTAACTGCTTCTGGTATTACTATGGCTGTTGCCACTACTTCTACTTTTGGTGCTGTTCGTAGTGATAACACTTCTATTCAAAACAGTGATGGTGTTTTAGCTGTTGGTGATATTGATTGCGGTGTAGTTGAATAATTCTGGGAGGTGAAACACTATGCCCAGAACACTACAAATGCTGAGAGGCAATGCTGCTAACAAACCATTTTTAGCAGATGGTCAGATGTATCTAGAAAAAGATACTAAGACTTTGGTGATTCAGAATAATTCTGAAGAAATTAGATTGGCTGATAGTACACAAATAAGTTCCCTACAAGATGGGTTAAGTTCTACTAATCAGACATTAGGAAGTATTGGTACTAATGTTGCTACATTAAATAGCACAGTATCTAATTTACCAATTGCTAATAAATATTCTGGTTCTTTAAGTACAATAGGTTGGACCCCTAGCGGTAGCGAGTATTATTTTGATGTTACTATTCCCGCTATGACTGCTACAATGGGTCCTCTATTAATGCCTCAAGAATTAAATCAAACACAAAAAGATAATTGGAATACATTACTTCGTGTAGAATCTGCTAGTGGATATTGCAGAGTATATGGCTCTCAAGTATTTACTACTAGCGTTCCTATTTATATTTACTATTAAAGTAAAATAAAAAAGGGGAAGGATAGCTTAATTGCCGTCCTTCCCCTTTTTTCGTTCAGATTAAATCTATATTAGATTCATTATCTTCTTCTAGATCCTCTAAAGCATCTGCATAACCTTGTTCATAACTTACAATTCTATAATTACAAAATGCAGTCATTAAAGCAAGAAATGTTCCAACCATATCTTCGCTTTCTTCCAGAGAATCGTTATTAGGTAAAAGTGTTAATACGGGTTCATTTGTTGAAAAACTTAAATCGTATAACTCAACAGAATTTACCAAGTAATTTTTATTGAAATTTAAAGTAAGGAGTATTATTAGGTATCACCCCTATAGTTTATCTACCTGTGCTACCAAATCCATTTTCTCCACGTTTTGTGTAGTTTAATTTATTGGTTTCTACAAGTTCTGCACGTTCTACAGGCATAAAGATGAGTTGTGCCATTCTATCACCATTATGAATAGTTTGAAAAAAATCAGAATCATTATGTAGGGCTACTATATATTCACCTCTATAAGATTCATCACAAACACCTACACAATTAGCAGGTCTCAAACCATTCTTTGTAGATAAACCAGAACGTGCATAGATAAATCCAACATATCCTTTAGGCGGCTCAAAAGCTAATCCAGTACCAACTTTTACAGTAGTATGAGGTAGAATAGTAATTGTATTTCCTATATGAGTGTAGATTTTTGCGCCATAAGTGTCTAAAGCAAAACTATTAGAATCGTCTGCTTTAACATCTTCAATACAGGCATATAAATCCATTGCTGCTGCACCATCATCTCCATATGTGGGAAGTTGTGCATTAGGATTTAATTTTTTAACTTTAATTTTCATACTCGTTCAATAGTCACCTTTTTAATTGCGCCGTATTTATTGCTCTCAATAATTTGAGTTAACATGTCTTGAGCAACATCCTTTAAATACTCTATATAACCATCACCTTTCTGCAAAGTAAGAATTTCATCTTTACTGAATTCTAGAGTTAGATTCATCTTTAGTTCTCCTTTTATCACATTGTTTTAATCCAGGATTTATTTTACCGGTGTTATAACCACCGTGTTTTGCTGAACAAAAATAACTAGAAATAGTTCTATTTCCTGTTTTAGTTTTATTTGCATAGTGTGGATGTAGATAAATACATCCTTTACATATTTTCGGATACTTTTTCATTGTTAGTTAAAGAATCATAGAAGGCTGAACAATATGGGATTTTTTCAAAGCATTCTTGTCTAAAAGTAGACCATTCTTCAAGTTTGTGCCCTTTGCGTTGTTTTAACATAGAAAGAATAGTTTCCATTGAACCATCCCATGTTCTTTTTTGATTATAAGAGCACGGCAGAAGATCAAGGATTTGTCTCCAATAGTTAAAGTCGTGAGTAAGAATATATTTATCTCTAAGTACGTTTAAAAAATCAATAGTACGCACCCAATACTCTCTTGTTTCTTTTGGATTAACTACTGAAAAATCAGATAGTTCAAAAGGTTTCGCAAGTAGTTTGTGCATCTTACTTGTTCCATTAGAATTTGTAGATACTTTATAAGTATCAAATTCCATAAGAAAGTGCATTGGTGCTGTAATATCCATTTGAACATGGATAAATCTTAGAAATTTTCTATGCTCTGGACCTGCTTTAATAAGTTTGGAACATAATTTCATATCTTCTTTTCCGATAATATAATTCTTAGAATTTAAATAACTATCAGATTTATCCCAGCTTGACCAAGAATTTCTCATGCCACGAATAGCAGCTTCAAATCCAAAAGTTTCTACTTTTTCAATCTTCAACATAATTCATCCTCATAAGGTTCATGTGGTTCAAGCACAATATCTATCATTATTTTATCTTTTTCACAATAAGAATACATTACACTTTTTACTTTCCACTCAAAAATATCTTGGATTAAATAATTATCATTTATTTTTGTATCTAAAAACACAAGTTCTTTTTTTCTGGGGACAGGAATATTAATTCCAGAGTATTCAGTTATTAATATTTCATGTCCAGAAATCTCAGTAAAAAATCTTAGATAGGTTTCCATTTATGTCTCCTTAAAACATATCACTGTATTGAACATATTTGACAAACCAATAACTCAGTTTATCAATATTCTTTTTGTTTACAAAAAACTGTTTTTCATTGAGATTGTCTGCGTGTTGCTTAGAACTACAGAAAGGCAGATTGCAGATATCTTCCATTGAAATATCATAGATTGCTACACCCTCACGGAAATAAAGACAAAAAACAACACCATCATATTTATTCTTAATTTGTTGAACATTACAGATATAATTTTTCTTATTTTTATCCTTCCAGCTAACAAAAGAAGGATAATTCGGCATTCTGATTAGGTCGATATAAGACTTTTCTTTGGCACATTTTTCAACTACAATACTGGACTGAATCATCTTGTTTGTAGTCTCAATATCCTCTGCAAAGTCATTGACAATACCTCTGGTTACTCTGTTGAGCAGTCTAGTTCTAAGGCCATAGATGTTTTCAATGTAAGACATAAACTTTCAATCCTTTCTTTAGACACATCAAACCATTGTTTGTTTTTTTCTATTCCAATAAATTTTCGTTCCAATTTTAGTGCAGCGACACCAGTAGTACCTGACCCCATGCAGAAATCTAATACCGTATCACCTGGATTAGAAAAGATAGTAACACATCTTTCCATAAGCTGTTCAGGCTTTTGTGTTGGGTGTCCATTTCTTTCTTTTGACCAAGGGACTATAGGAGTTATATCATACCAGACGTTTGATAAACTCCTATTTTTTTGTCCGTTGGATTTAAGAAAACTTAAACCGGATTTCTTAGGAATATTGGAATAGATTTTGTTGAATGTATACTCTTTACTTTTAGTGAGCCAAAGAATATCTTCTCTTGTAGAAGTAAAGTTATGCTTTGCCCCTCTGCCTTTGATTCTATCATAGACAATCCAATTTTGCAAGCAAAAATCAGTATCGTTTTGCACAAAATTTACTGTGTCAGCTACATTAGACCATCCTTGAAAAAGTAAAAAGTTACCATTGTCAGTCAATAAGTTATAACTTAATTCAATGGCTTTGTGTGTATTGAAAGTTTTATCCCATTCTGCATAATTTATATTATAAGGAACATCGGCTATAATGCAATTTATTTTGGTTCCTTGGGCGATTAACTGTTCCATAACAGAAAAGCAGTCATCATTATAAAGAGTATAAATATTATTCATTGATTTTTACAGTTATATAAGACAATATGATTTTTATTTCTTGATTGGTTCATATCAATAACTCTTTGATTTTTTGAACCGCGCCATTTAAGACTTAAATCTGTTTGTGAAGCTATATATGGGCCATCTATAAGAACATCTATATTTTTTAATAAATCTAATTGTTCTTTAAAAATTATATCTTCTAATACATGACCCGTCCATAACCAAATTGTTTTATTTAAATTGTGTTTTATTGTTATACATAAATTATTTAGCATAAACAAATCAGACCTGGTTTGATCTAAAGGTTCTCCGCCGAGTATTGATAAACCACTTATTTCTGGCCTGGATACAAGTTCTATTATTTCATCAAAAGTTTTATTAGTAAATGTTTTTCCATTATAAAAATTTTGAGAATCTTGATTAAAGCAATCTGGACAATGTTGATTACATCCTGAAACGAAGAGGGAAACTCTAATTCCCTCTCCGTTTGCTATATCGTGTTTTATAATGCCACTATATTTCATTTATTAAACCTCTGGTGCTTAATTCTCATTTCCACTTCTTGTTGTTTTCCTTTATTAAAAGCAGTTTTATAATCAGACGTTAGATACCCTGTCACTCTACGCAATCTTTTTATATCTTCACTTTCACATTGAGGACATGTATCATTCATTTCATCTGTGTATCCACAATTCATACATTGATCGTTTGGTACATTAATAGCAAAATAAGGAATGTCTTTATCCATAGCATAATTTACTATGGTTTCTAGTGCATCAATATTGTTTTTTGCACCGCTATCTAATTCCACATAAGTGATACATCCTGCATTAGAATATCCCGTAAGTTGGGATTCTATGTCAATTTTAGTAAATGGATCACAATTATACCACACAGGGACGTGCATACTATTGGTGAAGAAATCTTTATCAGAAACATTAGGAATTTCACCATATTTTTTCTTAAACTTAGTCATAGCAGTAAAAACTAGATTTTCGGCAGGGGTAAAATAAACACCAAAGTTAAGCTTGTACTGCTCCTTGAATTGAGCACATCTATCTTTGAATAACTGTTCAATTTTTTTAGCAAGTTCCATTCCTTTGTCTGTAGTATGGTCACATCCAATTAAAATTTGTAATGTTTCCGCAAGACCTAACTGCTTTAATACCCTCGGTTTCCCGATACTTCTTAGGGGATTAGACTATTCATTCACGCTACCACACGTTGTAAGTTATCTTGTCTATTCTGTCTTATCGGAAGCTTATATTGATTCGTAATTGGTTTAAATACTACGCCTCTATTAATTCTGTCGATTGCGCTTTTATCGACATTATATCTTTTTGAAATTTCTTCAGTTGATAATGATGTATTTAATAGCAAGTTTATGATTTCTAAAAGTTGATTGTCATTAATCTTTCTGCCGGAATAATTCGTTTTATTACGATGTTGTTTCTGACGAATTGGAAAAGATATGTTCATAGACTTACAAATTAAATGCTTGCCTCTATTAATTTGGCCAACAGTATATGGAGATATATTAAGAAGTTCTCCGATTTGCTCTTCTGACAATTTGTTTTTTTGTAATTCAGAAACTATTGAATCTATAAGCTCACTGGTTATTTTTGTATGCTTGTTATTTTTTCTGATAGGAAATTTGATTTCGTTATTCGATGCAACTTTGCGTTTCCCTCTATTAACATCTGCAACAAAATACCAACTTGTACTTGTTATTTCTGAAATCTTATCAAAAGAAAAATCTGTTGTCTTTAATAATTCAACAACAATATCTATATCATCTTGAGAAAATTTTTGAGTGTTTCGTTGAGTTCGAATAGGATAATTTTCATTTTCTAATGGGAATGTTTCCCCTTGATTAATAGATGATATCGTATGAATTGTATAGCCTGTTTTCTCTCCAATTTCTTTAAATGACATAGATGTATTTTTAATTAAATTAATAATTTTATTCCT